TTGGGGTTGGGGTTGGGGTTGGGGTTGGGGTTGGGGTTGGGGTTGGGGTTGGGGTTGGGGTTGGGGTTGGGGTTGGGGTTGGGGTTGGGGTTGGGGTTGTACTGGTGGGTTGGGATTAATTGGTTGATTTGGTTGTGGTGCTGGGTTATTAGGGAGACCAGCATTTGAGGATGATGCCGCAGTAGAACCATCATCATCATCGTCGTCGTCGTCTTTTTGCGGTGAGAACAACCTAGCATTTGCCCAGCGATTAAGACCTTTTCCTAATTGATTAAGTGCCTTAAACTCGGGCAAGTTCATCTTTGATCCTGACCAGTCACGCGTTATTCCTGAGTTAACTGGTGTGAATTGGCTGAAACCTGTGGATTTAGGAAATTCTATGTTTCTTTGCCTGTAGGTAGCAGGTAACAGATAGTTAGTGGTAGGCATTGAGCCTTGAAAGTTTTTACGCTGACTATTGTTATTAGTGGCAGTGTAGTTATTACTTTGGTTAAAGTAATCACTCATCCTAATGACTCCATTGAATAGCGACCAGTTCCTGTCCATTCACCCGAGGCGAGTTCTGTGCGTCGTACGGGCATGCCTGAGAGCCACGAGCGGTTACTCGCGGCGTAACGGTTAATAGATAGGATGTCGTTGATACCAGCGACCATCTTAATCATTCCTCGCGTCTCAGGAAACAGTACTTGTGGGTGTGCAGGGCGAATCTCACGAATAGTCTTAGGGTCGCTAATCGCGGCTTCTAGAGCCTGATCAACGAGAAACTCTTCATGCGATTGCCAAGGTTTTCCCATAAGGGTTACTTGTTTTGGTTCTTCTTATCGCTATCCCAGCGAACATTATCAAACCCATTCCGGAATAGTTGTTTTACATAACCAGCAAAGGGGTCTTCACTAGCGATGCGTTCTGCGTGTGCTTTACGATCTGTCTTACGCTTTGGGCTTCTTGCTTGTCCGTCCATGGTTACTTCTCCTTAATCTTAAGTGTAGGTCTTTGCTTAGGTTGATTATTAAACTTGTCATGTACAGCGCCTTTAATGGCTTCGCCTACGGCTTTGAAGTCATCGCTGATTTGATCAGCAGGTACTGACTTGAGCCGTGGTCGTTGAAATTGTGGTCCATTTAGTTGGGTCATTAATTTAATAATCCTCTTCCAAATCTCGTCGGTTTGACATTCTGTTCATGGCGCTACGGCGTGTATCGGGGTCCATGTCGTCGTCCCAGTCACCAGTACCGTAATACTCATCGTTTTTACTGGTACGCGTGTTATGTGCGTAACGGTCTGTCTTGCGGTTTGGGTTTAATGATTGTGGGTCCATTAGTACAACCTACCTTGTTCGTAATAGTTATTTGCTGGTACCACACCTTTGGATTCAGCATGACCAGTGCGGAAATGAACTTGGCGTGGGTTTAAAGAACGCTCGTCCCACTGTCGTGGTTCACGCCAGTCACCACTTGAGTTATCGCGGTCGTTGGGAGTGGTCGGTGGCTTTTTACGACCACCACCGCTACCCATACTTCCACCAGCAAGTGGCTGTAGTTCTGTGATGTCCTTAATGACCTGCATGAGTTATTACTTCTTACAATCGCAGTTGGGCTTACCGCATTCACAGTCTTTTTTGCTGGTCATTGGGTATGACGGACCAGTGGGCGTTGGTGTGTCCATGTAGCCTTGCATAGCAATGGCTTCAGCCTGTGATTCAACGGGACCCCAAGCCTCATCGTACATACTGTCACCTTGTTCATAGTCATCGCCAAAGTAGGCTTGACTGCCACCGTAGGCAGGTGCGTTTACAGAGGTGCCCCATGCTTGTCCATGTTCACGATTACGGCGATGGACGCCACGCATTACTTTTGCCATGATAATTACTCCTTAGTATGTGTTTACTTCCACATTGGTGCAAGTGATTTTAGCATGCTTCTTCGTTGCATATCTATAATTTGCTTGTCGGGTCGCTCTAAACCACGCGGAATACCGCGAGGTCCTGCCTTACCGTCATTGGTTAATCGGACTGGTTCTGCTCCTGGGGGCGCAAACTTCTTACCCTTAGATTCAAGCATGATTCCAGTTAAAAGATTAAATTCTTGAGGCCAAATATAATCTCCAGCATTAATCCGCTCTCCTTTATGAACTCCGCGGGAATATGCTCGCTGATTGGCACGAACCGCGGCGTTAGTCAGTTTGTCCTGACGGCGGTTGCTGGACATGGTCCCAAGATACCCATCGGGGTATTGGGTGTCAGGACCAACTCCAAATGCAGAGATGCGCTGATCTTTGGCGCTACGGAATACAGGCGTTGGACCCGTTCCCGAGACCATGCCTGATTCAGGGCTAGATGATGGGGACTGCCAGTTGGCAAATGAGGTAGCCACTAGCCACCAAATCCTGGAGATGTACCAGTAAACATGCCACCCTGACCGCCACCAAAAGGTTCTACGGGGCGTGGCTTTTTAATTCCTCGCTTGATGAACTCGTTGCGAGGGTCGGGTCGGTATGTTTTCTTTGCCATCAGTCGTAATCGTCCCATTCATAATCTTTAACTTTGGGTTTAACTTTGCTCTTATCTTTAGATGCTTTTCTTACATAGTAAAGATCGTCATCTTCATCATCAGTTGAGTATCCCAAATTGTCCAGCATGTCATCCCATGAGGGTGGGTCTAGCGGTGCCATATTGTTAGCCTTTTATTTACTTATTTTTCTTTGGACGACCGACTGCCTTCTTAGGGGCAGTCTCTTTCTTGGGGCGACCAACAGCCTTTTTAGGTGCTGGGGTGGTGTCTTTCTTAGGACGACCACCCTTGTTTGGTCCTTTAGGTTTATCGTTGGCTTGAACCTTAGTCTTAGCCTTCATATCAATTACATTGCCCTCAGCATCTCGGACATCTCGCGTAAGTTCACTCTGTCGCCTTGATGCTTCTCTATCTCGTTGTGCCATTCCAGCGTCCATACCTTCAGAACGCTGGGGTGCACGGTAAATAGGTGCGCCAGTATCTGTCATCATGTCTTCTATTGCCGCTCGGCTACGGAGTATTCCTTCATAAAGAGCCGCATCTTCCGAACGAGCCTGAACTGGGTCAACGCGTGGGCTGGTAATGATACGAGGAACACCAGGACCAACAAGACTTGTGCTTTCAGTTAGAGGTGATCTTGGTTCCGAACTTGGGGTTGGGGTTTTACGCAATGCTTTTGGAAACACTACATTTCGTTCATCACCTTGTACGGGTATTGCTCCTGTTACAACATCTGTTGGCACTCCCCCAGTACTTACTGGAGTACCACTGCGACCTTCAGCAAGTCGGGCACGAACTTCTTCATCCGAACCTAACTGGGCTACGGGATCAGCACTGGGTACGGTTCCCCGTCCTAAGAAGAAGTGTGAGTTCCTATTGATTTGACCGCGAAGGCGTTCAAATTGAGCAGAACCAGTAGGGCGGCTGGAATCATTCTCAGAGGTATTAAAGTTAATGTTATCAGCCATTATTTACCTTTCTACAGGTTTGAAGGACATAGCACTTATTGTAGTACCATTTTCGCCTTCAATGTCATCAAAACCTATGACAAAGGTAAGGTCAACACCGCGTGGTGCAACAAAACCACGGGCAATAGCGCAAGCCTTGACGGCTTGGTTAACGGCTGATGCTCCGATAGCGCGAATCTTAGGTTGCTGTTTAGCGATAACTGCACGAGCAACGATTGAGCCGACACTTTGGGGATTACTGCTACCTGACACTTTAATAATGTCCTCTAGCGGCGCATTTAATTCTTGAGACATTTGTACTCCAATTTAAAAGGGTTTGTTTAACCCCCTTATCTTAGAAGTAATTAGCCTCTTTAAGCAGTTCTATAAGGTCATCAAGGCGTAAGACAGCATAAGTATCACCTAGTGAATTAACTCCCTTATTTGGTCGTTTAACTACTAGAGCAGGAATTGCGTCACCCTTTTGCTTGGCTTGTTCTACTGTGGCATCAAGCCACTGGCTGAGTTGGAATTGCCGTTGGTTCTTACATTGAACAATAGCATTTCTACCAGTTACTCGGTTTTTAATACCGTTGATATCGCCAGTATCAGCACCACCCTTGAGTGGTGTGCGCTCTGCGTCGGGGAAGCCATGCTCATTGAGGTAGTTCTTAATCATCGTTTCAAACGATGTACCTTTTTGTTTGGATGGATTAGCCACCGTTAGACCTTTTTGAAAGCCTTGAGGATGTCATCAGTGCTCTTGTCAGTCCATTTATACATTGATGCAATGATCTGCGCCAGTTTGTCACGGTCAGCCATAAGGGTCTCAATGAGATGAACCGCCTCAGCAAACTTGGTGACATCATAAGAGACGCCTGAAGCCGTGTTGATGGTTTGCTTGTTCTTGAGCCATTCGTAGATGTCACTCACGCTGTGTACCTTGCCATTCTGTTGTCCTTACTACCAAGACCGATACGCCGTGATAGTTCGCGGGATAATAGTTGCGCCCCGCGTTCGCAGGTATCAAACATAGTCTGTACCAGTTTACGATATGCGCGAGCAACTTGGTATGCCTCCTGCTGTGCAACCACTGCTGGGTCTACATCGCGTCGTGCTTTAGCCAAGGTTACTCGGTCAGCCTTGTCGGCTGAGTTCCACTGGCTAATGAGGACCATGGACTCAGACAGTCGGCACTTGTGGGACTGCTTGTCTTCGTCAATCTCAGCCTTGACTAACTCAGCCTGTGAATACGAGACCCAACCCATGAACTCTCTATAGAGATTCATCAGATCGGCGTCTGACAACCCGTCTAGGTCCCTCGGTATCTCGGGTGGGGATTCCGCTGGTCTCGCTGGGAGACTGAACTTGTCCGTGAACCTCTCCAACGGATCGTTGGACGGTACTGATCTGATTATTCGTGTCATCATCTTCTCCCCAGCATTTGTTTTTGTATGGGCATTTCTTGCATGTTGCGTTGTCTATTCCTGACGCCCAAACTGGGCGCATTGGTGGTCTCTTGCCTTCAAGATGAGAGACCACATCTTTACATCCTTCAAGGATACTCTCAATAATCTCAGGTTGGAACCTGACATTGAATTCTTTTACATCCTGCGTTGGCTTCCACTCGTATATAAATGCCAGTTCGTGAATACCCATACAGAACATGTACATGTTTGCTTGGCGGAGATGGGATGGGAATGGCTTACGAATGCGATTCCATAATTCATCTATGGTTATTTCACCCTTAGAGTAAGGTACGAATAACTCAGGAGCCTCAAATCTAATAGTCCCAGTGCCGACACTCTTAATCTCAATCAAAAGTTGACCGTTTGCGTCTTCAACGATTCCGTCTGCATGACCCGTGATGTTGTATTCCTCATTACGGATCGGGACTTCTGCGTAACGGATACTGTTGGAACCACAACTACATAATGAAAAGTCTTCTTCTGAGACAGTCCCACAGGCATTGCACTTGAATAGTCCCCGTAGAACTCCAGCGTTCCGTAACCACTGTTGCCACTTATGGTGGATGGCGTTACCTTCAGCAAAAATGTTAAGGCGACCAAAGGTGAGTGTCTCGGCTGGTTTAGGGAAACCCTTAATCGCATACCATGACGAGCGCGGACACCAATCCTTCTTGCAGATTTCGCTGGGGTGTAAGCCTAAGGTATCGCGTTTAGCCTGACCATTGACATTCTCTAATGACGCCTGGACTCGGACAATTGGTACGATCCGTCCAGTTGATTTGGCATTTTCTTTGAACTGGTCTAATAACCATTTACTGCTACTCACTGATCATCTCCAAAAAGTCGTCTTCGCGCAGGATGACATACCTCTTGCCACCTAAGTCAAATTGTAATACTGGTGTTCGGTCTTCTTTGATAGCCACAGTTTCTAGATCACGGAGGTCCGTAAACTTGATTGAGTAAGACTTAAGGTTATCTGTAAACTTATTCTCAATAAGAAAATGTTCTGATCTGACATCATTCTTACGCAACCAACCCGATCCTGACCCAGCGTTACGGCTCCCCTTATAGGCAGACGCTGTTCGGTCTTCTTGCTTGCGCGATTTCTTCTGAATGTATCGCTTTTCGCTACCGTCTGAGCCAATAATCATTTGACAGCGAAATGGTTTCGTGCGACTTCAGTGAGGGCATCCCTAAGACCGAGGTCTTCACGAACTGACGCAAGGACGGCATCCTTGCCCTGCCATTTCTGACCGTTGAACGAGTAGAACGCACCAGCGCGTGTGATGGCGTTAATAGCAATAGCAATATTAACGATATCTTTAATGGTGTCAAACTCTCCGAGTTTAAAACCACTGGCGCTACCGTCCGCGAAGTAAAAGTCAACTTGTGCTGTCTGTTGTGGGCGGTAAGTCTTATTCTTTAAAGTACGCGCTTTGATGACCTGACCAAAGGCTTCGTCTTTTTCTTTGATCCACTCATCGCGTTTAACTTCCACACGAGTGAAGTAATGGTAGTTCTTAGCCTTACCCCCAGGGGTAGTTCGTGGGTCACCATACATAACACCAATCTTTTCGCGCCACTGGTTAATCATTAAACCTGTGCAACCACGGTCGGCATTAACCATTGAACGCTTCTGAGCCTTGGCGCTCTTCTTCATAAACTTGCTGGTGAGTCGGGCACCGAGACCTACGGTGAACTCTTCCATCATCTTTTCGTTCTCATCATTGGGGATAAGGGCTGGGAATGAGTCAACCACGATGCAGTCCACGGCTCGGTTATCTAGAGCCTTGGTGATGAGGTCATATGCCTGTTCCATAATGTTGGTCTCAACGATCCAAATGCGCTCTAAGTCAATGCCAATTGCTTGGGCATACTCGGGAACGAACTCTTCAGCCGCGATCCATAGGACGACCCACTCAGGGTCTAAGGCTTGATTAGCCGCGATTGTCTTGAGAACAAGAGCAGTCTTACCTGATGATTCATCTCCAATGATCTCAGACCATTGGTTGACAGGCCAACCGCCACCGAGCATGAGGTCAAATGCTAAGACTCCCGTAGTAATACGGGGAAGTTCTTGGCGCATCTCTGAACCCTTGATGATGGTATTAGCGCCATGCTTCTTATTGATGATGTCCTTGATTGATTCAAAAGTGTCCATCTTGTTTTCCGTTTGTTAGATAGACCAAGAAGATTGGTCTGCTTGTGAGTATTTACCATTCCATCCGCAACAGTAACAGCGAGGTGCAGGTGAATGACCATTGATCATTCCTTTTGATCGGCTGAAGACTAGGCTACTGCCACATTCAGGGCAATCATGTGTTTCGCGCCGAGCGGCTTCGCCACCCTTCCATGAACGAATTGCTTCGCCCATGTTGATTTCACCGTTTGCGTCAACAGATGCTTGAACTTGTGAATGTGCCTGTGGTGCAGGTTGTTGAACCTGAGGAAACCTAATGTTGCTCGGGCTGGACGGCATAGTTGACGGGGGCGTCCGAGGTGGGGGTGAGGGTTGATTACCTATTTTTCTTGACCACCAGTCACTCATCGTCTTCGTCCTCCTGTTCTCCGTTGAAATATTCGTCCCATCCATCATCTTCGTCGTCGTCGTCAAAGTCAGGAGGGTCAATTGAGAACATACTAATCACTGAGATCATCTGGTTGAGTGCATCGGGTGGAATAACTAGTGGAATTTCTCCACATATTTTAATATCTTGGTTATCTAAGAGCATGGTTATAAGTGAGACACCAAACGAAGTGAAGAGGGCGACAGAAACATCAACCTCTTTTTCGTCAAGGTCATTTTGTAACTGGATGATATGGGACACCCATTCAGAGCACTTAGTTATGTCGTCAAGTAGTCCGAGAGCCTTTAGGGTAAACCACTTACCCATAACATCTGTGGTTTCTTGTTCCATGACTTCTTCTGAGGGAAGCGAGAAACCAGCCATCTCGGCAATCTCTTGACCGTCTTGTGGGGACATAGTCAGGAGAAATGTTCTGTGGTTCAGTGGTTCGTAATCTTCGTTCATTTTCCCTTAGCCTCCGACCATGAGTTTGCTGAATGACAGGATACCTTCAATGGGATACCAGCGATAACTCGGTCTTGACCCATGGCTTGAACCATTACTTTTTGTGCTTCTTCTATGTGCTTATTTGGGACTGCTACCACTAACTCGTCATGCACCTGTACCAATATCTTGGCATTGAATGGTTTCAGTGCTTCGTGAACATCAATCATAGCGATCTTGCAGATATCAGCCGCGGAACCTTGAACAATAGCATTGATTGCTTGGCGTTCTGCTCGTGCTCGTAAACCCTCATCACGACTTGTAAGTTCAGGTAGCCGACGACGACGACCCGACAAAGTACTCACATAACCGCGTTGTATTGCTTTTACAATCTCAGTGTTCTTCCACGCAGATATTCCACTAAATTGTTTGTAATAGTTATTAATTACTTCTCTTGCTTTTTTTTCAGTAATGCCTGTAGTGCGAGCAAGTTTCTGTGCACCACCGCCGTACGCTGTCAGGAAGTTAACTCCCTTACCCAACTGTCGTTCCTCGGAAGTTACATCAGCGACTGGTTTGTTTAGGACAAGGGCGGCAGCGCCAGCATGGATGTCCTGCTCTTCAAGGAAGAACTTACTCATATTCTTATCCTTAGAAAACATGCACATAACCCTTAGTTCAATCTGATCATAGTCAGCCACGAGCAATGTATGACCGGCTGGTGCTACGAACAAACTCCGGATGCTGGAATCTCTTGGAATGTTTTGAAGATTGGGGTTACTAGAAGACAGGCGACCAGTTGCAGTTCTGTGGAGATGGTATGAGGGGTGAAGGCTATTGTTGACCAACTTTAGAAGAAGGCTGTCAACATAGGTTGACTTCATCTTCTTTACTTCTTGCCACTCAAGTAGTAATGGGATGAGTGGGTGGGCGTTTTCAATGAAGCGCAATGCTTCTTCGTCAACAGATGACGCACCCTTGGCAGTCTGCTTGTGGGACTTTAGACCAAGACCACCATCTGCTTTGCTTTTAAATAAGAACTCTTGCTTACTCTTGTTGCTATCGGGATTGAACCCTAAGGGGGTGAACTGGGACATCTCATTTAAGAGATCGCGCATGCGACCATCCAGTTCCCGACCAAGGACAACCATGGCACTTTTTTTGACAGGAATACCAATGTCTTCCATGTCCATAATGACACGGAGTACAACCATGTCTTGATCAAGGGCGTTCCGTAGACCTTCTTTGTTCTTGATCTTGTTCCACAGTCGCTTGTAAAGCATCCATGTCCAGCGGACATCTAGGTGGACATATTTGGTAGCCGATGAGAACGCCACGGTATTGATGATCTTGCCGAGTTTGCCCTCTTTGTAATAGGCGTCGTGCCCGTCATAATTGTGGGCGATTAAATCTGTCAGGCTGTAGCCACGGAGATTCTCATTCACGATGTGTTGCATGAGCATCGTGTCCATAAATCCTGACAAAGGTAACTCAACATTTAGATACTTGCGAATAGAGCGGGCGTCAAACTTGACATTGTGACCCACCTTGATGATATTTGGGTCAGAGAATAAGGGTTCTAATGCTGTAAACACATCAGAACGAGATAGTTGTTCGGGTGGTGCGCTGAATACAGCGGGGATACGGTAACGAATCTTTGCCTCGGACTCAGTCCCATCCTTTTTTAGTTTGCGGTAGCCAGTAGGGGGAACGGTTGAACCGTCGCCAACTTCTTCGGGGACAATGATCTCACCGCATAAATGTCCCATTGGTATAGCCCAGGAATGACCATCGGTGGCTATACCAATCCAAAAGACTTCGTTACGCAAGGGATCAAGGGCGATGATACCTCGCCACTTTTCCATCAGTCGTTCTTGCGTGGCTTCTCTAACCGCTGGGGAAGTAGTTACCATGTCGGCTAGGTGTTGCTTGAGTTCAGTGTTAAATGCATTCATGGCGTCAGCATGACGCTCAACTATTCCGCGTGTCTCCACATCAAATGCAAAAGCACCTACGCTTTGCACGATCTTAACGATCTCATGGATTTCTTCAATCGTAGAAACAACAAGGGGAGGGGCTGTTAGACCCCTCCCCTCGCTACGAATATCTACGCTCATTCTTCAGACGAAATGGCGAGTAATTCTTTGCGGTTGGGAATCGGGATAATCTCTTCCGTATAAGCACTCCGAAGAAACTTGCCTAATTCATCATCGCTCAAGTCCTGAACGCCCCATTCCTCTTCAAGGTCACGAGCCTTTACCAACTGATGGTTGGTAGCGGTGGTCGCACCCTTGCCTGAGCGTGAAACCGCCCAGTAGTGCTTGGGCAGAGGTCCTTGGCGAGGATCATCATTGAAGTTCTTCAACTGGTCAATGACGCGTGAGCCAACTTCGTATGAGCGAAGTACGGGTTCTTCATCTTGAGTCAACAGGACCACATTGAATGCGAACTTGTTGCTGGGCTTGTTACCTGATTCGCACAGTGGGCATCCACGATCATCAATATTGGCGATGCAAGTGAATGACTTCTGACCAGTGCGCTCCATCCAGTGTTGGCGATAGGCGGCGTATGGTGCGGCTTCAAGGAACTTGATAATGATTGGCTCTTCAGCAATCTTGAGGCGCTGTGCGTATGACGAGTCGGTAACGCTTGACTTCAACTGGGAGACGCCTTCCCAACCACCGCGAATTACTTTGCGGGGTGCGGGTTCCGCTTTTGCGGGCTTACGCACGGGGGCATCGTCGTCATCGTCATCCTCAATGGCTCGTGACTTTCGTGGGGCTTCATATGCGACTTCGTCTTTTTCAAAAGCGTCGTCGTCATCATCGTATCTGGGCATGATTTTTCTTTCTCGTGTGTGTGTTTGTGTTTGTTGGTTACTTGTCAGGCGCCTATTGGCGACCGATAAGTTCTTGGTGACCGAGCATATCTTGCGATTTGCTGTTCGGCGCGTTTTTCTTAATAATTTCCCAAGTCACTTGGGCCAATTAGTTATTGCGTAATGTCTAAAGTCATTCCAGTGCTTGGAGTTTCTGTCGTCCAAGTTGAAGCGCTGTATACAGTCTTTCAGGAATTCTACTTGCTTGCGAGTATACAGGCGACGACCCTTGGGTACTTTGTTTGGTAACTGAGATTTCCGAGGTGCGGATGTCCTGTAGTTGGTCTTTGGTATCCACCCTTGATGCTCCCACATTCTTAGTGTACTTGCTGATCGGTTGATTGCTTTTCCTGCTTCGCCAATTGTGAACATTTCTACATCTACGCCATTAATGCGATAATTCTTAGATTGTGCGCCATTAATAGTATTGACTGCAATTGGTTTGTTTTTACCTCTATTTTTAGGTGGGCGGGAACCAGGCCAGTCAGGTAATCCTCCCATTAGTTCAATTGGGTCAATCCCCATTGTTATTCCTCGTAACTAACAATACCGTCAGCCAAATTATCGCACCATGAGACTATTCGCTCTTGTTCATCTAATGAAACACCAGTTTCAGAATCACATAATGCATTTGCTAAATCTTCAGTTGGACATATAGAAATTACTCGTAAGAGACTAACGATTGCATCCATTGTCAGGATGAACTCGGAGTCTCCTTCGCGGGCTTCTTGGTTGTCATTATGAACGGGACGACGCCACCAGTGTGTCGGGAACACAGAGGTGGTCCGTTCGTTGGGATCATCGTCTCCAGTAGAGAGCCACATTTCGGACATTCCCATCTCCCGGGAGGTACTTGATCGGTTGTTGACTTAGACATGACTGCCTCCCTTTGTTTTAAGGTTATCATGTATTACTTTTTAGGTTCAATGACCTTAAAAGCCCACGATTCCTTTTCGGAGTACAGTTCCTGGATTTCTGATTGCAATTCGGGGTGTTCCCAAGCCACGGTAGCGAGGGCATCTTCATCCAACATCTGAACGGTGACGGATATCTGATCCCACAGGTCGTTCTTCTCAGCCCATTCGCGGGCTGACTCATGGTTCAAGGAAACTGAGACGCGACGCTCGCGCTTTAATTGAATACCACCCTTGGTCTCAATCCACTTGCTTCCCTTGTGGTCGGCATATCCATCAGTGTCAACTAGCGCCGACAACTCTTTTTTCAATTCGTCGGTACGGGCAGTGGCTAAATCACTGAAGGTCTTTGACTTGAGGTATTCCTCGGTAAGCCTTTGGATGTAGTTGTCCTCAGACGGTGATGGTTCTTGTCTAATAATTTTGGGCATTTGGTCCTCCTGGGTTGATTTGTAAATATAGCGCGCAGATTACCAATTCGGCATTTGCGTTGAGTTTATTAATCCGAGTTCTATTTCATTATTGGTCATGTCACCAATATCTTTGGCGGTAGTTCCCGAATAATCCCACCACCATACACCTTTGCGGAAGTATGGCAAGGATTTAAAGAACTTCTTTGATGATTGTTTTCCAGCATCATCATTATCCATTGCGATGATTACCTTGTCAGCAACTGATGCTAAGAGACCGATCTGCTTAGAACTAACAGCCGCCCCAAAAGTCGCTAAGGCTTGTGGCTTGTCAAAGACACTGGCAAAGCGCACAACATCAAGTGGGGATTCCACCAAGATTGCTGTACCGCCCTTGAAGCGTTCAATACCAAACAGGCTCTCAGATTTCTTGACACCAACTGGGAAGTTGCGGACCCAGTCCTTAGCCTTGGTCTGCCATCCCTGTAGGTCACCAAACTGGTTAACGATGGGGATAATCCAAGCGGCTCGCTCCGTATCCCATCGGATACCATGACTTCGGGCTTGGTCGGGGTCAATTGCTCGTTTCCTGAGTTCTATTTCGGGTGCGGCACCAAACTTTGAAAATGAAATCCAATCAACTTCGGGTTTCTTTTTAACAACTTCTACCTCAGAAGTAAGTCTTTCTAAGTTGCGGTCAATCAGAAAATGATGGACAGCCATAATCGCGTCTGGTTCTCCAGTTAATTCTGAGACCAGCATGCTCAATGTTCCGCGGGCACCGCATGAGAAACAAATCCATAGACCAGTCTCTGCGCTCATGCTCCATGATGGGGAACCATCATCGCGTCCCGTGACGCGCTTATGCACGGGACAGCGTCCTGAGATTTCCTTGCCCTCGGCACGGCGAATATCTACGCCGAGTGACTTGAGGACATTCCCAAGATCAGTCAAATGCGTCTCCGACACCATAGCCATCCGCAGTCACCTCCGAGAAGTCCATGTTCTCCCAGTCCCACTTGATGTGTACTTCACCTGTGGGTGCGGAACGAGCCGCGACTACGCGAATGATTGCTTGATCGTCTAAGTCAGGGTTACGCTCAACGCCGAGTACTAGGTCTGCGTCTTGCACGAACGACGATGAGTAACCAATTGCGTCGGTAGTAATTGCTCGCGTCTTCTTGTTACCAAGTTTCCAACCAAGAGCCTGCGTCGTTGCCACAACAGGAATGTCAAGTTTCTGAGACATACGCTTTAGACCACGGGTGATATTGGTTAATGCCTGCGGGCTTCCTTTGGCTTCACCTTCCTCATCGTCCATGAGATACACACCGTCAACGATCAATAGGTCAGGTGAGTACTCCTTGACCTTGCCCGTAAGGGCTGAGATAGTCGTGAGTGACGAGGTGTCTTCACTGAAGATAAACGGTTGCATGTTCTTGCGTTGCATGAGGGAGCGACGAATGCGTTCCATTTCTTTGTTATCTAACTCACCACGAAGAATCTTGTTGAATGGGGTCTTGGAGATGATTGCGTCGTAACGCGCTTCTTGTTCCTCAATGCTCATTTCAAACGAAACGAACATGGGAATCTTGCCATGGATGTGGCAAGAGTTAGCAATAATAAGAGCAAACAAAGACTTACCACGCTTTGGCTCACCCACGAATACAACGAACTGTTGCGGTCTGAGACCTGAAGTAATTCTGTCTAAACCAAAGAACCCTGTTGGGATACCGCGCAGGGAGTTTGGTGTGCTACGCATTTCTTCGTAGCGCATAACGCGAGTTTCCCAGTTTTGGATGATGTCAATATCCCGCATGCGGGACACTTCAACCGCGGCTGTTTGAATACCAACCGTCAGTGTGTCTAGGGCATCTTTGGTACGACCAACATTCAACAATGGCATTGTTGTTGAGATGACCTCAATCAAACGGTGCTGAGTATGCGCCTGAAAGATTTCCTCAATGAGTCGTGAGAATGTTTCAGCCTCGGCGTCATACAACTGGATGTCGGCGTACTGTGACTTGAATACACGCGCTGTCGGTACGGCATTGTGTTCTCGGTAAAAGCCCGTAAGCCAATGCCACACGCCCTGCCATGTATCTGAAAAGTGTTCTTCCTTAACTCCGGATTTTAACGGCGTTGCAATGTCAGCAGTTTGGATGATCTTTGAAACTAGGAGATGTTCGGGGGACGACATGATTACCACGCTCTTTCGGAACCAAGCACTGTAGCGCGTATCCCAATGATTGCTTGCTGTTCTTGGGTGGCAACATAAATAACATGAATACTTCTGTTGAAGCGTAGGTCTTCTGCCAATGTTTCAATGTCAGGGTAAGCCTCTACCGAAGTAGAAACACCTTTGCGGATTAACCAATGCTCAATTTCGGGAACTGCCTCAACTGGCATGAGCGTGTAAATCAATGTACCAATACCACGGCGGTTCACTGAATCAATTAGAGACTTCAGTGGTAGTTCGTTTGGCTTCATGGTGTTAACCAGTGTGGGCATGTCTTTGACTTTTGATGCAAACCAGTTGCGTACTGACTTTGCACCTTTTGGGTAACTTGCTAAGACTCCCTCAAACAAAACTGCTTGCTGGATTGGTGCGTATGGGGCTAGGTCATTGCCCTGCATCAGGACACCGTGCTGATCGTCATGTCCTCTAGAACAGTTGCAACACGATCACCGTAGCGCCGAACAAATTCGGTTGGGGACAGGCATGTTGTAATGATTGTTTTACGAAGGTCCTCATTGCGTCGGCGCAATAAACTCCCGATTTCATGTTGTGAGAATTCAGTTGATCGTTCATCCCCAACTGCATCAAGCACGACAATGTCAAAAACACCCTTGAGGTACTTGACGATGTGTGGCATGGAGTACATCTCGGGAAGTTCGTTATCGTTGTCAAACTGGTCCTTGAGCATCTCAACATAGCGATCTGCCGTAATGAACCGACCTGAAGCAGATTTGTTTGTGAGGATGTCCCGCAAGATAGATACTGCGATTGGGGTCTTGCCAGCACCGCTTGGTCCATGCAAAAACAAACCGTTGGATTCACCGCTGATGAACTTAGCGATGGCGTTAAAGGTCTTGTCTGAAATCAGAGATTCTTCGTACTGGGCGTCTTTCCAACGCGGTGGGAAGTTGGCCCATGCAAGTCGCTCCTCAAGAGGTCGGTTCTGCCACCATCGTGCTGATTTCCATTCGGTCGGCGGTGCTGAGGTCATGTTGTGGTTCTCCTTGTGAGTTGATAATTAACTACGGCTTGCTTGAGTGATGGTGCTAACTCACGCAAGTTTTTGCGGGCAAGAATATCTTCGGGGATGGCAATCCCTGCGTCGGTCAAGATACTACGCACAGGAGCCAGTTCGTTGTCAAGCACTGTCGTGCAGTTTGTGATGAGGAAGGATGCTGACTGGATTAAAGTATCAAAAAACGAGATGTCTTCAAATGCCACTTCTGCGATACCCACCAGCAACTCGGGGTATCTGTACGCGACATCCATCCCTCGCCTCCAAATAATCTTTTGCATTTTTTGATTAATGTCTTCGTCCCATGGGAGATCGGAGCCATGCTGAAAATCGTCGGATACCCACCCCAGTATCGGGGAGTTCTGCGAGACCCCCGTCATTTTGGACATCATCCCTGTTTGGACTTCTCGGGAACAAAAGACTCGCCATGGCGCTGGGGATTCAATGTTCCGTGATAGGGCAAAGAATTCCTCGGTCATCTTGGTCAGGTCGGGGACCTTGACCCCAGCATTGATTAGGCGCTTGATCTGAGCGCGGAATGCTGGGCGCTCACCCGTGGGGGTTATCTTCCCACCAACCCTGCGGGCGGTGAGTTCAAAATGGTCTAGGACTTGTGAGACTTCACTGGTGGTTTTCTTCAGGGCGATGGTCTCATCCCATGGTCGGTCGTTGTCAGGGTCAGCACCAAAAGTGGGCATAGGTTCTCCTTGTTGTTTTTTCGGGCGAAGCCCACAAAGGAAAATGTCGTTAGACATTTTCCTTTGTACTATATCTAAAGTACTATCTATAGAGACGCGTTCCCCCTGGTCACAGCCTCGTGGGGGGTTCACTGGTGACCCCCCTGGTAGGTCACTGGTGACCCCCCCTTTGGGGGTAGGCAGGTCACTGGTGACCCCACCTTTGCGTAGGGCTAGGTCACTGGTGAACCCCCCTTTGGGCTTGCGGTAATTGACAATTATGCTCTTCCCACGGTTCGCTGAAAGTATGGTTGATGTTACTACTTTGTGTAACTCTAACCACTTAATTGATCGTTTAACCGTAGAAGGTGACAGTCCTGAGATTCCTGAGATGTCGTCAATTGTCATAATCGGATTGCCGTCAAAGGGTGTCAAGCGGATGATGCACATGAGGATATGGGAGTGGGTCGGATTGCCCTTTTTGGTGATCAAATCAATCGCCCATATTGGGACCGCGGCAAACGGTCCGTTAAGTTTTCTAGACATGGTGGCTCCTCGTGGTGTCGGAAAGCATACACAAGAAAAGGGGGAGAAGGTGTTGCGTACACTGATTTCTTTCTGTATGATCTAAACACCGAGTTGGTGGTTCTCCTCGGGTGTCGCTGATCTCCTTGCTCAGCGTGGTGGTTATGGATGGGGCGCTATAGTGTAGAGTTATGCTATAAGCGCCCCATTCCATACAAGGAGTCCACACATGGCGACAGCCCCAGCCCTTACCAAATCCCTCAAAACCCTATTATCTGACACCGTCACTTTCTACTTCATGGCGCACGGATTTCACTGGAATGTTGAGGGTTCTGACTTCAGCCAGTACCACGGTCTCTTCGCAGAAATCTATGAAGATGCCTACACAATGATTGACCCAGTCGCTGAGAACATCCGCAAACTGGATGATTACGCACCGTTCAATCTTCAGAAGTTTATTGATCTTCGGACACTTGAATTCAAAGAAGTAAGTCCGAATCCTAAGGCAATGTCAACGGCATTGTTGAAGGCTAACGAGGCACTGATCACTCAGTTAAATGCCTCATTCAAAGAAGCAACCAAAGCCGACCAGCAGGGTATTGCAAACTTCTTATCCGAGAGGGTTGACAGTCAAATGAAATGGTCATGGCAACTACGAGCATCGGTTAAGTGAGGTAACCATCATGGTTGAAAAGAATAAATACACACGCAGTGGAGAAACCTTCTCGGGTTATAACAAGCCGAAGGCGACACCTGATCATCCCACCAAATCACATGCGGTTCTTGCAAAACAAGGAGAGACCGTCAAGTTGATTAGGTTTGGTGAACAGGGCGCCGAGACAGCAGGTAAGCCCAAAGAGGGAGAGTCTGAGCGCATGAAGGATAAGCGCGCATCGTTTAAGGCTCGCCACGGTAAAAATATTGCTAAGGGTAAGATGAGCGCGGCTTATTGGGCCGACAAGGTGAAATGGTAATGGCTCCCCGTAAAACAGAAAACCCAAAGAGAACAGCAAAGTATTACCGAGATCATCCTGAGGCTCGGGAGAAGAAGGCTGAAACAGATAAGAAATTTAACGCTAAGCCCGAACAGAAAGAGAAGCGCCGCGAACTCTCAGAAGAGCGTCGTAAGCGTGGCATCATGGGTAAGGGTGGAGATGATCTGTCCCATACCAAAGATGGTAAATTAGTTAAGGAAGACCCATCCAAGAACCGCGCCCGTAACCGAGGAAAGAAGTAATCATGGCTGAGAAGAAAAAGAAAGTTTGGGAAACTAAAGACCCAACTAAGTCTGATAAGAAACTAACCCCCGATCAGAAGGCTAAGGCAAAAGCCGCCGCCAAAGCCGCAGGCCGGCCTTACCCTAATCTTGTTGACAATATGAATGCATCTAAGAAAAAAAGTGGTAAGTAGTGCCCGAATTAAATGCAAACATTCCTGTTATTGAATGTTTTGTCCGTGGTAATTATTTGCGCGATCAGCGTGATAGCCATGATCTCAAGTTTCCATGCATGATCTTTGGGGTAACTTCAATACAAGGAAGAAGCCCACTGTTTCATTTTCTTATGGAAGATGGTGGCGTGTGGTGGCGTATGCCAATTTCAGCCTTTTGTTCTCGTGAAGATTCTCCTGAGGTTGATATTCACGAACTTGTCCTTTGGAACTCTTTTTCGGCAAACATTGCTGTCACTGAATTTCAGGCTATGCGAAATATGCGTATGACATATGTTGCCCGTTCAGGAGAATTTGTCAACGGCAAATACCTTTTCACGCTTGATTGGCACTCTCCAGACGACAATGTGCTTAACGGTGGTTTTTCTTTGAACCCTGGTCAGCACAAATGTGGTCATGTCATTGAAAGAGATGATGGCAACTTTGCAATCCAACCAAACAACAGAGTGCGTTTGTTTGACCCGTCATTTACCACTAAAACTGGCACCCTTATTGAGCGTCTTGTGAATACAAGAAAATGGGATACCGAAGATGCTCACAAGTGGGTAACTTCTGATGATGACCGCTACGAATACGAAGTTAAAAAGAAGTAGATAACAAAACACCCCCGTTAGGGGGTGTTTCTTATTGTGGCTACATTTGGATGTAACTGTGGCTACATTTTAAAATGAATGTACATTGTCATCTTCTGGTGCAATCATTTGTAGAGCGCCCAATATTTGTTCAACATGGGGAATATTTTCACTAGAAAACATGTAATGCGCCAATTCATACTCAGACCTGTGCACGGTGACCTTCAAAGCAGTTACTGGCAGTTTAGTTACTGGCTCAACCAAACCAATGTCATCAAGACCATTCAGCAGGATGCCAATGAGTTGTTCCTTGGTCGTAGTCTTTTCAATTTCAATACCAAGCAACTTAGCCTGACGGCGCAATGCAGAAATTGGTTGCATACGCAATTCTTCTTCAGTAAATGCCTCCGGTCTATATTCCTCAGCAATTTGTTTCTCTTTAATTTCATTAAGGACTTTCTCAAGTGCTTCTTCTCGGTCCGTTTTAACTGCGGGCACTTCGGGCACTTCGGGCACTTCGGGCACTTCGGGCACTTCTTTAATTTCCTGCACATCAACGACATCAATTGGCGCAAGTGCATTTGTGAGGTCAAGTAGACGGATACCAATGGCGTGAGCCTTCAGCAATGTGTCTTCAGTTTCAGGAGCGTCATCCCACAAAACGAGTAATGACTTTTCACCCGCTAGGCGTTGGACATAATTGAGTACGGCTGAGTTTGCATCTTCAGTATCTTCCCAATCTTTGGCATCTTTTAAGACTGAGCGCGGAATGCGGTTACCGACCATGATGTACTCATGACCGAAGTCAATGATTGCGGTGTAGACGCGGTCAAGACTTTCGTCAGGCTTACCGCCATACCATGGCAGGACAAAGATACTGTCATTGACCAGTTCGGACAATGAGTCTTCAATGATGTTGAGGCTGGCGTTACCTTTTCCGATAACACCAATAACTTTCTTGGTGGGCATGTTGTTCTCCTATTGGAAGGACTGGCGTATTGATGAGTCACCTACGAGAGTGATCAATCGCAACACCGAGTGAGTGGCACTGGCAATTGTAGCCATAGCCAACCCACTAAACACAACATCCTCGGAAGATATAAAGACGGAAATAATGATTCCCAGAATTGCCCCAGACAAAACAATGACCCAACCATTAAGTTTCTTTGGCAAGGCACTTGTAATGATATGAATAACTTTATAAACGGCTAAGCCGCCTATTAGTAAGGTCACAATGTTGTTTCTCCTGTGTATCCTGGGATTCGGTTAAATCTCAGGTTAGCAAGAGCATAGGTTGTTTCAGTTACGGGAACTATATGTTCAATCATTCTTTTGGTTGCCTCAACTACACGACGATAATCTGCTGTGTAGTACGAAAGATTAGTATGGGCAGAACTTGCACCCCAACGGTAATCGGATGCCCCAGCAGTTGCTGTACCACCAATCCATCCACCATTATCACTGTTACCATCAAAGTATTCACCAGGAGATGATGGTTCAAGCATTGGGCGACGAACAACTAGTGGTGATGTTGCTGTAGCCGTGGCAGTGATTTCTACATGGTACAAATATGAATTACTTGGGTACCAAGGGTAGTTATCAATAAACTCTAATTTCCACCATTTACGCTTTGAAGTACCTGAGATCGTTTTTTCAATATAAGGGGTTGTGGCTGATGCAAGGGTAATTAAACCATCCAAGTTCTTTACACTTACTTGAACAATATTATTGTTGTAATCATCAATTGATAAGAAGTAATCAGTACCACTATTAATTGGGGTGTACTGCATACCAAAACTCGTGTTATTTACATCTGTGGATAATGTGACAGATGCCGAAAGACTTGGTGTTGCGGTAAATTGTTTAGTTCCGTTATCAACAGCGGATGTAACTGTACCAGAAGTAGTGCTTACTCTCCAATAAGCAGGTGTACTTGTTGCCTGTACTGTAGTACTTGGAGAGGCGACTGCGAATTGAGGATCACGGAAAAGATTTAATCTACGCGAGTATACATCTATGTAATAAGGGTATTTATTTAAAGTTGTTACTCTATTAGGAATCAGATATAAAGTCCCAGTATCAGATGACTGAGATGCAATCCAAATGTGCAGATACATATCTGTGGTACCTAACGAACCATCACCACATACACCAAGTTCTACGGGCCACTCAAAAACACTCGTAGAACCAGTCGTAGTGGTTTCAATAAAGTTAGGTAATGATGTAGAAGCACCCGTTATCGGAGCAAAAGTCACAGACGCTCCTGGAACCACAGATGCACCCATCCAGCAACCTACAACACTTGCGCCCAAACCAGTGTATGTGGCACCAAAGTCCATGTATAAACGACTTGCTTGGCTTACACTTTGTACTTTTGCTTTCAAGCAAGCCATTTGAACACTGGCTCCGCTTGAATGGGTGATAGCCAAAGCCTTGGTCGTTTTGAACATATTGGAGTATGCATAAACACTCGCGGATGTCATGGTATGCGCCGAACTTTCCAGTAACCATTGGTTAGTAGCAGGTGCTACGGATGCAGAGGTAGTCACCGACGCCGAAGTCATAGCATGGTGAGTGCTGGTTAAAAGGTCAGGCTGGGTAGTGTTAATACGAGTGTTACATCCAGTAATAGCCGTAATGTATTCTTCCACACCAGTTAGTAGTCCCTCATTCTGGGTTAAGTATGTAAAAGAAGAAATCAAATCACGAAGTTTTGCAGTACCTAAATCAGCCACAGTTAGAGGAAGACCAACCTCCACAGCCAGTTTTTCAATCATCTCACTGTTGGCAACAAACGGGTCTTTTTGTACCATCACATAATCAATGATTGTTTTAATAACATTAATTTCCCAACCAAAAACATCAAGCATTCGCTGTAGTGGTCCGGCTACCGTAAGTGCTTCAGGAAGGTCAGCCAGATAAGGGCTACCTAGGTTGGTTATGCCGATCTGCTCATCCTGAATTCGGTAGTGCAGGGGTATTCTTCGGAAAAGATTATCGGAGTAGCCATAATCCTTAGGTACAAGTACTTCAGTTGAGACAACTGGTTCATACCATGAGCGAGTTACAGTTGATTCATATTTTGAAAATAGTGTGTAATAAACCCATTTGCCACTAGGTAAGTTCGTATGCGTAAATGACGAAGCACTATTCTCTGCTTTTATTTCAATAAGTTCTATACCTTCAGCACGAGTTTGGGGAGGTCCAATAAGTGAATAGCACAACGATAGGCCAGTAATACTAGGTGTTTCACCTTTTGTTTCATTCAGTGCTGTTGTAATAACCCATGATAGGTCAACCTGATCATAATCAGTTGGTGATGCTGACAAGGATGATGTAGACCCAGGAACACTTGTTGGTGTAGTGACATAACCATCACCTCGTAAGGCTGATGAGTTGTCAGCACCAATATTAGCGGAAGCGGCTTGAAGGAATGAACCAGTAGTGCTTGCCGCACTACCAACATTACTTTTTAGTGTAAAAGATATACGGGCCATTAGACTGCCGTTACCCCTCCGTTAGGCGTTATACTAACAATACCTAATTTTGGAAGTTGATTATTGGCTACAGTAATTTTTCCACTGTTGTCAATAGTAGTAGCAGGGGTTCCTGCTGTGCTGGTTGTAAATCCTTTAATGATTACATAATCAACACCTGTAATAGCCATGGCTGTTCGGTATACCTCACCCACAGTTACTGTGTCGCCAAAGGCTACATCTTCAAAAGAAAATAGAGACTCTAATGCGCTTTGTACTTCTGCTTTAACAACCGACTGAATGTAGTTAGATGTAACATATAAATCTAGATATATATAAATTTTAGTAAAACTAACTGATGAAGGAACATTAATAAGAGTTACGCCAAGCATTGCGCTATCTAGTAGTTCTCGTGAAACACGGTCACGGAGTGCCTGTGGGATACTCACAGATGCGGCACCATCCGTAAGGTATTCCGTTTGTTTGTCAATAACCGTCGCTGTAATAGAAGCACCAGTGGAAGATGACCCAAGGTAAGAAACAGTAGCCTTGGAAACACCCTGAGTTACTAGGGCAATATCGCCAAAATCCGACAAAGTTACAGCGCCATTACGGGTACGCACGATGCTAGGAATAACTTGTTTAATAGAGTCAATTGTTTCAAAATCTAAACCACCACCAGCCGCAAAGAGGTTAGTAACATCAGTGATTGTTGGGTACAAACTGTTACCAATAGTAGTGATTGTCTCAGCCGCGACATTACCAATAGACCCAGCGGATTGAATGTAGGTAACTGTGATTGGTGAGTTGATTGGCGGAATGCGCCCGTTGATCCCATTACCAAATACAACCTGAGTAACTCCCGAGGAGGTGACCGTTACTGAGAACACTGAATCGTCAGGACCATACGGAATAAGACTATTAACTCGTGTCCAAGTTTTAATTTCTCCAAATGAACCCTCAGCAACATTAACAACTATAGACTCAGCATCTACACTTTGGCGATAGATATTAAATCTTTGACTAGCGTTACCATCACTCTTAGTTGAGTTACTATTACCATCTGAAGTAACAGATTCATTTGAATACCTGACACCCTGTCGCACAACAATAGTACTTGTTGAAGATGCTGGAATAATTGTTGATGTTTCGTTAAAGAAGTAAAGACCGTTTGTTGATACAAATGGGGTATTTTCTAAGATAGTCACGGATGCCGCACCACTGTTGGTAAGCGTCAAAGTAGCGGTTGATGAACTCATATAATTAGGGGTATAACCATAAAGGTTTGCCATTGCCAAGACGCTTTCGCGCTGTGTAGCAGTTGACAAAAATGCTTCAGTAGATGCCCTGTCAATATAATAATGCATAATGTCTGCGTTGTACGCCCATAGGTCAATTAGCGATGACATAAAATCTGAGGCGGCAACTCCCGACCATTCGGGAATAGAATTAGAGGCTCGTGCCTGAAGAGACGAACGAATAGCGTTGTAGTCTCGCGCTGTGTAGTCAAAATTAGGCATAAATATCCTCGCTCAAGAAGTCGCTCACACTTAGTGTAACACTAGATTTTTGTGATGGTGATATTTCGTAAAATACAGATATATAAACAGATGTTTGTTCGCTCCCCATTTGTTCTGGATCATTGCTTGAAATAACAATATCCATAATATTTACACCACGAACATTGTTAGAGATTTCTCGCATAGCAACCTCTTTAAAATCTTCCCAAATAAGGGGATCAATTAATTCATAAATCATGGAGTATGCCCCAACACCATAATCAGGGTTCATGACGCGCTCTTCATTAGACACCGATAGGACATCTAAAATTTGTTGTTTAATAATAGAATCAAAATCACCTACAGTAGCAACTGATCCATTTTTAAATTGAAATGGTAAATATATTGCTTTCATTTAATATCACCTTGTGAATTCTTATATAAAGCATAGACGCACCATGAGATATAACTGCTCGTAATAAATGCTCCAATAAGTATTACTGAAAATCCTCTAAGGATTACCTTAAACATAAATATCCTCCATTTGCCTAGATGCTCGCCAGGTGCTATCCACAAACGCCGATTCTGGCACCTCGGGCATAGTTGATTGCATGGTCATATACGCATTGATATCATTAGTGTCTTTTCGTGACACTGTTATTTGAGTAAAGAATTCATCACGAGTAACTGTATGTGTAACTTCTTTTACATACCAAAAACCTTCAAAATTAGATTCAAAATTAGATATGCTGACAATCCCACCTGGGAGAACTCCAGCAGTCCCAGTAAGTGATAACTGTGCGGTAAGGGTATTAATGCCACGATTGTGTGCGGACACGAGAGTGTCTGCCATAGTGGTGGAAGTTGCGTTAACACTGACGCTGTCAGTAATACCTAAATCAATCTGTTTACCAAATCCCGTGGTCTCGTTAAACTTATTTGATGTATAAGTTTTACCTTGATTATCTAATACAGTTGCTGATACTGAATGTGTGCTTAATGGCTTAATAGAATCACCAAAAATACCCTGCATTGATAAAATTACTGCGGGGTATGTTCTAGTATCACCATTACGCGCTTTAATATTCTTGAGTTGGTGATACGAGATTTGTCGGCCCAGTGAGTTCATAGGGTTCCATACATGTATATGAGTACCATGCATTGATACAGACAATCCGTACATACTGGCAACTTTGTTTAAAAACTCCCAATCTGATTCTTCCGACTGAATGATACGGGGGTATGCGAATGGTTCAGTCACAGAAGAAACACTGAACTTATATTCGTCTGCCAAGGTTGTCGCAATATTTTGAATAGATGCGTTTTCCCACAGCCGTGTTTTCTTAGCGCGCATTTTGTATGATGCGCCCATACACACAAGTTCAACTAGTTGAAAAGTGCTTCCATTAATCACACCATCAGAGTTTCTAAATGAAGGTTCAACCGAAGCAACATACCCACAGAATTCATGCTTGTCTATACCAAAACCCCAGTAACAAAGGACGGGCTTAGATAGGTATTCTGTGAGTAGTTGTGGTGGCACACCAGCCACACGCACACGCAGGATATCATGCTGATTTTCAGCAAGACCTAATTCAATTTGAACAATAGACATATATCGCATAGGGGCGTTGTCTATCACAAAGTTGATGTTTGGTGATATGCGGCTATGCGATGTAAAAATCATTTAAGTGGAATCCGAACTAGTGTTCCCACGGGGATTTCATCAGGGAAAGGAACATGAGAGTTTATGTCTGCAATCTCCCAGTAGCGTTCTGAGTCATGAAGGGCACGGAAGGCAATGCGATCAAAGGTATCACCTTCTACTGAGGTGTATGTGTAGTACCTTGAGTTACCCCCATATCTACGGGTAGATATGTATGCCCCACTACCATCAGGCGATGATTGTGTGGAATATCGTGATATTGATTGTACAAACGCCATATTAGAGAGTCCAATCCCAGCATCTAGGTGTTAGTGTTTTTTTCTTTAAAATGTCGCTCATGTTTAACTTAACTGACCAATCATGACTCAGATTGCGTTGAAATTGAAATGTCTGTGACATATATTGTCTGCGGTTGTTTCCGTATAAAACTTAATTATCTTTGAAAATGTTGATTTATCAGAACTACCTGGTTTAGAAATAGTTGCAGAAAAATGTACTTCAAAGTCCATAAGTATTTTTGTAGTCCTATAATTATCAGCATGAGAACCTTCTAAATATAATTTGTTGGCAAATATTTCTGACGCACCTGAATCTTTAAACACATTGTTAGGTATATTATCGTGACTCGGTATTTTATTTGTATCATCACTTCCATACCTAGCCCATTTTTTCCATTCTTCAATAGTTGTTGCAGTTGCCTTTACTCCCTCAACATTTAATAAAAGAACATCACGAGATACACTGTACTTTTTAGTCCCTGGCCCTATTTTCTGACCTGATGTTGTTTTCTTTTCAGGGTCAGCATTTGCAAATTCTTTTTCTGTTCCTACAAATTGTCGCCATATTTTAACTTTTGGAGTATGCTCAATTGTTACATCGTATTGCCGGTCAAAGAACAATTTAGAAATACCCTTGTATGGTGCATTTGTTGATCCTGTTCTCATATTTACAAACCCAGCAACTAGCAAAAAGGTACCATAATGTAATATTTCCCAAACATCCTTGTAACCTTTCCACTGTTCCCATGGTTTTAATGTGTTGAATTCTTTGTGCTCATCGGGGTCCCCAAAAGATGCACCTGCAACTAGTTCCCCAAATGCAGGGTGATCTGGATCGCTAGTACCACCAAGTGCTATTTGGTACATTCCCGAATCTTTAATTGCCTTTACAAGTACATCATAATCAGCACCTTTTTTATCTTTAGGTAATGTGTCACCACCACCACCACCACCACCACCAGAGGTTGGCGGTGCGGCTTTTATTTTACCTAGTGCTTGTGTTAGATATGTATCTTTTTTAGCAAAACCAATATACTTTGCTTCAACTGTCACATTAATGGTACACATAGTAGGAACCATTTGAGTACTAAATTTAGTGAAGTTAACAGATGATGATTGAATAAAACCATCAACCATGAACATGGCTGAGAAAACAATACGAACAGGCGTACTAACTAGAAAAGCACTGTTACCCTTAATTGATTTAAACGCATCAGATGCTACTTGTTCTGAAATATAATTAGTATTACCAGATGCACCTGATGAAGAGTCCGCAGGTTCCCAGGTACTAGAAACACTGGTAATTTTAGACAGGGCAGAAATAATATCTTCAGATATACCTTGACCAATAACACTGTCCATAACCATTAGGTCTGCAAGCACACCAATTTGCCCTACATCCTGGGGGCCTGGTGGTTTACCTACATTCTTATCCGCTGGCCTGTCTCTGTAGTTTTTCTTATGATTATTAACTTCCATTTCTCGGTTAAGCATGATATCAAAAGAGAAAGTGGCATTACCAGGAGTTGCTACTGAGAACTGTCCCGGGTCTTGAAATAGTATGTTTGTCATACCACTAGAAAGTGAGACACTACGCATAATACGCTCAGGGTTAAACTGAAAAAAGAAGCGTCGGTTAGGGAGACCTTTTGCTGCACTAGTTGGTACTTCATTTAATAAGCACCGCATAAACCCACGCTGTATTTTACTTGCATTTGGGGGAAATATAAATTCATCTCCGTCAAGACCAATATTTCTACGCCTATCCTGCGCTCCAGGTACGACCGAACCCGGGAACATAAACCTAGGGTTGTCGGAAGTAGTGCGACTGAAACTATTGTGATTTCCAGGGCCAGTAACTCCATTTTCTAAGTTGTACCACTGGTTTGTTGTATAAGACTCATTTGCCCGTGCCATTATGCGTTCCTCATATTCCTTAATCGCATTTCGCGCTCAATAATCATTGTTACCTCACGAGCAATAATCTGTGCGTCAGCCTGCGGATTATCACTTCCGTTTACATTAATAACTGGGGCAATATTAAAAGTTGCACCAGTTGTTAAAGTAGAAACACTCATACCACTACCTCGTGATGAGGTGCGGAGGTCAGGGTCACCTGTATCACTAAATCCTGCATTTATAACTGCCTGACGAGCCGCCTCAGGGTTAGTGCTATATAAAGCGTCTTTACCCTTATATGGACCCCACGCATAGAAGTCTTTACCGCCAGACATTTGGAAGGCGGCTTTCATGTTTATCGCTGGGTCATATAATTCTTCATTACTAGAAAGACCAAATTGCTTAAGTCGTGATGGTCCAAGAGCGCCGATCATGTTGATCTGCATGAGGCCGTACGACAAATCTTTAGTAGAGGCATTAGGGTTATACGACCCCGCATTCCACCTACTCTCACGGTAAGCAATAGCCACTGCTTTAACTAGGTTTTCACCACGGAAACCAGCGTTGTATGCATATCGTGCTACATCTTCACCAGTTAGTTGACCACCAGACTTAGTAGGCATAGTGGATGAACCAACACCACCTCGGCGCCGCGGGCTACCTTTTCCACCACTTAAACCAGTAGAACCAAGAAATCCACTTGCTCGGAACGCAGAGATAGCATCAGCCATGCTCATACCCGCAAAAGATGCAGTAGTTACGCCTGCGTTAGTGGTACCACCACCTCCGTAAGCATCATCAGTGTGTTCAGTTCTTCCAGATGAGACACCTCCTGATGACATTGGCTCACCACCCCAAGGGCGGCCCTGCTTTTCGTATTCAGTACGACCATTAGGAAGTTCCGATGGCTGGACATGCCAAGGCTCCCCCATACTTTCAAAGTGCTTCAAACCAAAGCGGGCGGCATTAGCGGTAACCCAACTCATGTCACCAGTTAAGTCAGCCGCAAGACCAATTTCGTGCATTGAGCGACCAGGAGGAGCGGCTTGAGCACCACTCACATGCTCCCAGTAAGAGCCATCCCATTCCCAGTTCTTTTTACCTTCAGCATCCACAGGGCTAGAGGTCTTACGATAACGCGAGCGGAACATAGTTTCTTGGGCGGCTTTACTACGGTAACCTGTACCCAATCCAACTTTTCCACCAGATGCGGCAATTAGTTGATCCACACGCTGTTGCATGGTGGGGTGCATTTTCCCTGTGACACCTGATGTATTTGGATCACCAGTTTTACCCATTGAGGGTAGATTACGACCAGGACCTGGGTCACCAGCAGGACCATCCATAGCACCACCGAATGCAGTTGCAAGACCACCAAGTATCATTAATGGCACACCAACAGCGGCGCCAACACCAGTGGTAGAAATAGCCGCACCAGCCATCATTGCGGCTGGACCTAATGCCTTAAGTACACCACCAGTCGCCTTTCGCTGAGGCTTGGTTTCAATAGCCTTACCAACAATTCCTGAAAGCCTATCCTCAAGGTCCCCAAATGCCCGTTCAAGGCTTTGAGTTGTCTTTTCAAGTTTGGCAAAGTTGTCCTGTTGACGACCATAGAAATCTTCTTCGCGCCCAGTTTTGACGCGCGTGGTTTCTTCAATCTGTGTAGCGAAGTTGTCTTCAATACCTACAAACTCCCTCTGAGACTTGCTAGAAGGGTCATACATACCCTTGCCACCCTTAGCAGCATACTGCTGGTTTGCCATTGCATATTGGATAACTATGTCTTGAGTGGCAGAGTCAATACCCATATCTGCTAAGCGGGAACGCGTATTACTACCTTGCTGTAAGGCACCGCCAGGGTTTCTGAGATTAGTTAAACCTGATGCTCGCGCTAGGTTTTGGATAACTTCAGTACCACTACGCTGACCACCCCCAGGCATATATAGACTTTGACCAGTCATCATGAACATGCGGTTAGTAGTTTGGGCGCTACCTAAACTAGTAAGCATATTAGTAACACCCTCAGCACCGAGGCTGTATCCCGATAGAGCATTTAAGCCCTCAACAGTGGATGCATTACCAAGAGCACTAATACCAGTAGATGCCTGCATTCCCATTAGGGCATTAATACCGTTAGTACCGAGGCGGTAGTTAGTTAATGGTTGGCGGTAAGCATTACGGACACCAGCATTACTGAGACCAGTAATTTGTTGATACATAACTGACATCTTGTCGGCTGATGATGAATATTCATAACCTCGCGCAATACGCGAATCCATTGCCGCAACACCAGCACCAACCACATTACCAATAGCCATTGCCGCACTCGTGAATGCTCCACCACGACTTTGTTGCATTATCTCCATTGCAGACATGCGGCGATTACCACCACTTGCGGCTGGATCAAGACTGTAGTTAGTGTTACTACTAGTGGTGGATGCTGGACCACTATTAACTAGTACTGGATGACCTTGGCTACCCTGAGCAACACCAGTGGTGACACCCCCAATAGCGCCAACATTAATCCCCTTTAGAGCGGCGGCGGCTTTAGTTCCTTTGGCAGTAATGGCATCTAATGATCTAGCAACACCAGCAAGAGCAACCGACAATGAAGTTGCCTCCCGTGTCATCTTTGCAAGACGACTTCCTCCGCCAGTGATTGGGGTAGGGGTAGCGCCATTTCCTGCTATGTTTGGTTCATTTGGCGGTGCCATGACTACCCTCCATTACTTTGCCACCGTGCTAACTTTCCCCAGAACAGCCGTTCTCTGACGGGCATGTTCTTTACCTCATTTAAAGAAAATCCTTTGTAGACAGTGGCTATGGAGTTGTATTCCCAGTATATATTATCAATATTAACCGAATAAAAGTGAGACCCAGTCAAACATCAATGTAATCTCCTCATTACAGTGTCCGCACGGGGCATTCACCTCCCGAGGACTCGGGCCTACTTTGGCGTTGAATACTGCACTGATAATGGTAGAACGATCTGCAATGCTTAGATTTCGTGCCCATTGTTCTTTATTAGTAACATCAATCTGAGCGCAACGGGCGATCATCATGGTGTTTTGTTGCGCTGTATTTTTACCTGAACGACCAATCTTGGCGCTGTCATCTGAGTTGGGGTGATTCAAGTTAAGTGTTGAACCATCCCTGAGGATAACTTTGATTTGCTTGCGGACTGACTCTTGATCTCCCTCAATTGGGAAGTCAGAGTTCAGGTCAATAAGTAAATCGTTTGATTGATTGCAATGTGGGCACGAAACTTTGAATTCTCGCGTTTCGCCGTATGTAGCGCGAATAACTGCCAAGAATAGTAAGTCACGATCTCCAATAATCAACTCGTTAAGAACTACTGGAGTTTGCTTAATTGAGATATCACCAATTGATACAACAACGCGCTTCAACAAGGCAAGTACATACTCACCATAGTTAGAAGTTGTTCGGGCTTCCATGCTGGAAAGGAATTCTTCATCCTCACCAGTCATCTCCCGGACGATTGCATTTGTAACCCAATCACTTCCTATTTTAATTCCACGAATAAGTTCAACACCCGTATTGGGTGGCTTAGGCATGGTTGGCGCGCTCTCCATAGAGATAGCGTCAAAACTCTGGACATTTGTTGTCATGTAATGCTCCTTGTTAGGTACTCATAATATACACCCTAATGAGTGTTATGTATCAGACTGCGACTGGGGTTGTGGTTGGGGTTGAAGTTGCGGGTTCGTTAGTTGGATTCCAGTTAATTTCAAAACCTTCATGGTTAACCGTCATCTGCTGGATCATGATTGAACTATTACCAGCGTTGAGGTCACCTAATGCATAGCCAGCGGGCCATGCATTATAGATTGTGAATTCAAGTTTCTTATTACCAGGAGAGATAACACGACCCAATGACCCTGGGTCCTGTGAATAACCCGCATTACCAGAACTATCTGCTGCTGCTGCTGTGAATGGGTGGTCATAAACAGTAACAATAATGTTACAACGGTAATCATTACGGCTACCAGTACTACCAGCATCATCAGCAAGAGCACCTTGAGTCCAAGAATGCATGAATTGCTGCCAGCGCCACAATTGGTCTTGTCCTTCAAACACGCCACGACTGAAGGTAATGGGGTTAAAGTCTGACTGACCAATCATCTTGTGTGGATGGGTATTCATACCACCTTCACGATAAGGGATCATTTCGTTAGTAACGCTTAGTCCAGTAACAACGGCAAAACCAAGATTACCAATGTTCGGGGTAGCATCTTCCAAAATCCCCGTTGGGACAATCTTTACCGTGAACTTAAAGTCACGCAATGGATCGGTACGAGTTAATACTGCCATGTTTCTCCTTAGATAGTTTCAATGGTGGTACTTCCACCAAGCCATTGACTTACATTAATAACAATAAATTCCGCTGGGTACAACAACGATACACCAATTTGTACATTCACTTGTCCGTTACTAATAGATGTTGCTGTGTTGTTTGTGGAGTTACATACAACAAAGAATGCCTCGCTCGGGGTACGACCCTTAAGTCCACCCGATCCCCACAAATCAGCCAAAAACTTGTTAAGTTTTACAGTAATGCTTGACCACAAACGCGAATCGTTGGGTTCAAAGAGAGCAAACTGAGTGAGTTCTTTTGAACCGTTCTTAACATAGTTTAAAGTACGACGAACAGGGATGTATTTGTCAGCCTTATTCAAGTTCAAAGTACGAGCACCTTGGATAATAATTCCAGCGCCAGGAACTGCCTTAAAAGTATTAACACCTGATTCGTACAACAATCCGACTGTTACTTCTGTGAACGGAGTAACAAGTCCGAGAGCATTACGAACCTCAAGGCTGTAACCTGCGGGAGCCTTAGCAACTGTGCGCTCTACCTCAGTACGAGCAAACATACCAGCAACTGCACCACCTGGGAATGTGTCACGGATTGCGCCAACACCAGTCTTAGTGGGATCGGTCATCTTCAACATTGGGTAATACACTGCGCCATAACCCTGATCAGAGTTATAGGTGTTAGCCACTGCTGAGATACCAACCTGCGTGGTAAGTGACGGGTCTGGGTCAATAATCACAAATGAATCACCGCGAGTAGCGGCAACTGCGAGTGCTGACTTGACAATTTCAGAACGGAATTGACCAACTGCGTTAATAATAAGAGGTTCAGGAATACTAATCAAATCATTAAAAGCCGTAGAGAATGGGGTGTCCCAATCTGCTGGTGCGGCTGATCCGACAGCGGCAGTACCAGCAGTACCACCAGTAAATGCTTTATTTAAAGCAAATCCAGCAACGCTCGCTCCTGTGTAAGTAAACCCAGCGGATGCCGATGTCTGTGCGGCAAAATTAGTAAGATTTACATATGCAGAGTAGTTGTTAACAATAATTGGAGCATAACGGCTACTGTTTGGTGATGGACTGAGTTCATTCCATAATTCAACTTCTACACCATTTAGTTTAACCGACAAGTTAAATGTTGGGAAGTTATTTGAAGCCACATCTAATGTGGTGGTGCCAGCAGTTGTGGTTAGCGTGATGTCATTACCAAAAGTACCTGGATCAAGCGCCGTGGCACTAAACAATGAGGCTGACGCAGTAGTGCTATTTGGCTGGTAGTACATAACTGAAGCAGCGGTGGCTTTGACTGCGTTAGCGTAAGTAACGCGAGATACATAACAACTACGACCACCATTGGCAAAGAATTGATATACGGCATAACCCAAATCATATAAGGTGTTAAGGTCACCAAATTGATTGGTATATGCGGACCATGAGGTAATCAGGGTTGGAGTAAGTGGTCCACGAGGGTTAATACCAACAAAAGCCGCAGTAGCGGTTCCGTTGTCTGCTCGTGCAATTGTCTTTAACGGAGATTCTGTTACATAGACTCCGGGGCGGGTATAAGCCATGAGTAATCCTCCAGTGGATTATTTAATAGGTTTCGGTCAGGTTGGAGTTCGTATCAGAAATACTACTACTAATTGTGGCAACTCGCTTAGAGGCTACCATACTTGTAGTTGTCATTTCTGCGGACATTTTTAAAGTATACACTTTTCTAAATATCCTCTTTCGGTAGCCAGCCTCAGGGTCAAGGAGGTCGGCTGTAACCCAATCAAGGAGATCAAATCTGCGGATGGTTCCATCCTCAGGTACATCTATAAAGCCATAACGCAAACGAGCGCGACTATGGAGCATTTGAGAACTAAGTTGGCGGTCATGCAATGCAGAGCGGGTGTAAGTAGACACCTGATATAGGATATCTACTGGTACAAATTCATTGGTGGCAACCATAGAAGCAGACGCAGCAAATTGTGTAAAATTATAGTGCTCGCTAGGCCAGTATTGAAGAGCGTTTGGCCCCGTATATTGCAAAGAAGCGGCTCCGCTAGTGGAAGCATATAACTGTACTTCTGAATGCTGACGATCCAAGGCATGAACAATGTCAATCATTTCAATGGTAATAAATGGGTAGGTTCGCTCTGTGTCACCCTCAGGGTAACGGAAGAACACCTGTACGGGTCGTGCGGCATTCTTATCATCTGTTACGGTCATACCCGAGAAACGGGCCTTTACAGCGGCATCTTCTGCTAAAAGGAATCCGGGGTTAGTCATTACATAACCTCTTCTAGGGCATTGTCTAGGATTTTAGCCAGAATGTCTCCGCTATTTGCCATTGAACGAACACGCCCACCAGCACCATTATTAGGACCACCATACTCAAGTTCCATGTACTTTTGCTCAATATCAGAGCCACCCTGTACGGAATATGAAAGTGATTGACCATCCGTAGAGAGTTCAACCGTGAGGTGGGAAGCAATATCAGCCCACTCGGGGTACATACTTAGATTAGAGCGCGCCTCTTTTTCGTACTTTTTAATACCGTCCATGACAGCCTTATTAAACTTATTGTTCTTACCATTAAAGAATTCAAACATCTGAACAATTGGATCATCATCAGAGATAGGTATTAAAGAATCTCTATAAGCCATAGATTTGATGCCAAAGGTATAGAAAGACATAACTACCTCCTTTGAGAATCTAGGCAATGTGCATTGAAGACGCGCATCTCCAATACATGTATTTTATCCTAAATTTGCTATTGATGTGGGCCAAGGAAGGTCAGAAATTGAATAAGCCGCGGGACCAGGATCATTAACCATTTCCTGAGAGATGTAGGTCTCAATACCCTCAACAACGAGCATGACATCATCTCGGGCGCGACCACGGACTCGGTAGGACACCACGCTGAAATAGCGCCCGTCATACTGGAACATGTCGTTAAGGCGGTTTTGATATTCCCAAGGGGCAGAAATACCAGCGGCTCGGAAGTCATCAATAGATGCCACAAAGTTAGTTAATTGAGTGGGTTGACGACCCTCAGGAATAGCGCGCTTCTGATCCTCAGATTCCGTAATCATCAAGACAGGAACGACTACACCAGTCTTGTAGCGACGACCGCCATTACCATAGGTACCTTCGTCGTAAACATCATCGTAGAGGCTGGATGCTGAGGCGCTAGTGCCCAGTGGTACAAACTCATACCATACGATGGCTTCGCCAGCCTGAGAATGATATGAGCGGTAATGCTTCCTGATAACGGATAACTCTCTGCGGACATCCATGGCTATCAGTAATACGCGATGTTAGAGAATGATCCAGTAGGAATTGCGCCGTCAATAAGAACATCCGTACGGAGGTCCTCTTCCTTAGTCTCAGTTTCCACAATACCTGCATCAATGGTGGGCCATAGGCGTTCAGGCATTGTGTAATCACCAAGTTCGCGCGGGCGGTACAAGGGAACAAGGTAGTTCGTGGTACGCGAGTTACGGCGAAGGGTGAACACTTCAATACGGTCAAAGCCGATATTAAGAGCGGCGGCATGTCGCTTGTATTCGCCTTCCCACTGCGCCAGTAATGCTTGCACCATACGGAAACGCTGGCTGGCTGGGATGTGGATTGATTCTGAGGTCATAACATCAATGTCACGACTGAACTCAGTCATTAGCGCCCAAAGTGCTTCGCAGATCGTGGCAATGCCGATGGCGTTAATAACAACATCAGACATTTCTTCAAGTTTATATTTTAGGTTAACCGTGTGTTTTTCAACGGCGCGCTGGGCGTAAAAAGAAAGATCATCTGGGGTAACCCATTCATAATAGTAACCCTCAACTAACAATGTGGTGCTTGACGACAGGGTGTTAGACAGACGAACAACACCATTACGGGAGTCAATCGTGTATTCGCTGGGAGCCAATGTTGAGGCTGATCCTGAGCCTGAGTACTTGGCAACCCAAATAGTGCTGGTGTCAATGTTGATATGACCCAACTCATATGTACGCCCTACTACGGGAAAAGATACCTGAAAGAACTTCGGGAAATCTCGTAGATAGGTTCTTGCAATTGTTTCAACATCTGTGATGGTTGCCATGAACACCTATCTTACTATTGATCGCCGGAACCTGCTCCCGGAATTGAGTCTTGGGCGGCCTGATTAACGCCAGGTTGGGTATCACGCAGTCGGTGGACCATAAAACCGCGCTTCAGAATGATCTGCTCCGCGGCAACATTTTCAATTGGTTCAATAGGCGTATCACTCATGTGTGGCGAATAAACCAGCGAACGCGAATGCTTTTAGAAAGGATACTGAATGCACTAGTAGAACCATTAGGGGCCGTAGTACCTGCAACAGTACCCACATCAATAGTAGTAGTTGTACTACCAACAGGAACAGTAATATTAACTGATGTTGGTAGTGTAACTGTGGGGGTGCCACCAGAACTAGTAGTGCCAGTTGTAATGTCCGTAGGTGAATCTGATGTAAGAACCATTCCAGTACCACCGTAATTACCAGGATAATAATCCGCTTCATAGTGGGGTGTATTTAGCGGAATTGATGATCTGATAGCAAAATACTTAGTACCACCTGGTACACCACCATAGGTATAGTGAGCATGTCCAGTACCAGACATACTCCCAGTTAAAGAGTAGTTAGTTGCAGGGTTACCAGTAATATTACCAAAACTCGTTGTTCCAGATTTGTTACCAACAACGGTGCTGTATGTATGGTCGTGGGCGGGAAGTTTAGCGAGGTCTAGGGTAGCCGTATTTGCTGAACTGGCTACCTTACCGTTAGTACTGATTTCTGCTGAGGTTGCCCCAACTACACCAGTTTCACCAGTTAAGTTTGGTAAGTAAAAAGTATCTCCACTAGTTGGGAATAAACCAGTAGATGGATTAGGAAAAGAATAACCAATAGCATTAAATAATGATAGATATTTATTAGATTCGCCACTCTTAGATAATCCCTGACCGTTACACTCAAGATAAAAAGCGGCGTTTGGGGAGGCGGTGGTGTTATGCGTACCAGCAAAGGCAAAAATGCCACCAATGGGAATCTTTGCTCCTTCAACATCAACCGTTGTTGACAATGCCGACCAGCCACCCGAGGTCGTTCTAACATAAGTAACGCCACCAGAGATAACAGTATCTCCAATGACATCCTTAGCATTAGTTGTAGGAGCAGACGCAGATGCATAGGTAACGGGCGCTGAGTTTATGATGCGCTTGTCCACAATATTTGCGTCAGTTAAGGAACCCGATGGGATACGATATACAGTCGCAATCAGAGCATCAGTACTTGGGTAATAATTAGAACCAACTAAAGGACTAGTTCCACTAGCAAGAGTGTTAGTACTCTGTGGGAGCGTAGGGTTAGTATCGTTCTCAACGCCCGCTACCACCGTAAGTGCGGCGGTACTTCCTGCTAGACGAACCACAACAAGGTCAAACCGTGTCTGAGTGGCTTGGGTGGAGAGAAAATTGTCCGCCGCAAAAGAGTAGGGCACTCCATTAATAATGGCTACACCAGCGGCAACATTTACTGTGTTGCCATCTGCAACCGTAACCCCACCGCCACTACGGATATAGTTCAGAGTGTTCCCAAGTGCTTCAAAGTCAACCGAGTCGGGTTCGGCTTGGTTAATGTTTGAATACTTGTTAGAAGACCCTGTCGCAGTAGCGTTGGGGACGATCAGTGCCATTAGTTACCTCAAACGGTGTCGTAGATGTTGGAGTGACGAACGAGGTAGTCGTACAAGTCACGGGGGAGTTTGTAGCGCTTACCATCTACAAAATCAAAAGTAGTGCGACCCCAATACATCTTCCATGTTCCCTTAACGCGGGCAACAACGAAGTTGTCATCAGAGTTACTTGCAGTGGCTGGTGCTACTGCCTTAGGTGTTTGTTCCAAGACTTCCACTGCTTCATCAATGTCATCTTGTTGTTCTGCAAAAGCCATCGTATTTTTACGCGATGTCATGGGTTTCTCCTATTGTTTGTTTTATGAAATTATTAATGGTGGGGGATTTCTCCCCCACCACCAACATTAGTTTGATTCTAAGAATCAGGAAATTGAACCACCGAGGGTGTTGATAACAACGCGGGATTCGTGAGTAATAACTCCGAAGCCCCAAATTGCGTACCAAGCCAAACCGTGTTCACGACCGAAGTCAATGACACCACCGTCACGGAGTTCCACTGGCAATGCAATGGCGTGACCAAATGCGTTGTCACCGATCATGATGGCGTTGTAAGCGTCAGCGTTCTCTTGGAAGCCCGCCGAAGCGTTGCTGTCAAGGGTTGCGCCAAGTTCGTACAACGGGGCGCCAGACGCAGTTGCGTCCAAGCCCTTCTTGACCTGCGTGGTTTCAATGAACACGACATCGTAGATACGACCGATTTCACCGAGCATGAAGTTGCCAGGTGCGGCGTACTTCGTGACTTCAATGAATTCGGGCCAGTCGCGGAGCGAACGAGCCTGTGCGGGGTGAACGAAGCAGACATAGGTGTCGCCCAAACGCGGGATGTTCTGACCAGCAAGAACTTCAACTGCGTCCTTGATGGAAGCAGGCGAGAGGTAGCCAGGTGCAGAAGCCGAGCCGAGGGTACCAGCGTCGTACGGGCTGAGTGCGCCACGAGCCGAAGCGGCGGTGCGACCGAAGACAACTGACGGAGCGACAGCAGAGCCGCCACCGAAAGGAACGCCAGCCTTGTACAGCGTGTTACGGGCCTGGATGTCCATGCTCTGTGCCATGTGGCGACCGAGCAAGCGTGAAGACGAAGCCATGACATCGTCAAATGCCGCATTAAGCAAGAGTTCCGTAACGGCAACTGCCTGACCATGTTCGGTCACTGTGATCTGAATCTGGCTTGCTGACAATGCGACAGGCTCCATACGCACACCTTCAGTGAGCGTGGCGCCTGCTGATTCGTCAACGCTGAGGTTGTTGTATCGCATGAAGTTGATGGTCAAACCAGGCTGAACGCCCAATTCGGTCTTCTTTACTGCGAACTGCTCAAAGCGCAGAACTGGCATGGCTTGGAACAAGATTTCCTTGGACCAAATTTGTTGAATTGCGGGTGAAAGAGTTGCGTCACTGGAATAACCGGTCGTGGTAATTGAACCAAGACCTGCTCCGGTAATCGCACCTCCTACTGGGGCGGGAAGGGCCATTTTAATATCCTCCGTGGATAGTTAGTTGTTGGGTTATTTGGTTTTAGAAACGGCCTCGGGAGTTCCGAGTCGCTTGCATGAGCCGTTCGCGCATTTTCGTGTACTGATCCATCGGCATATTACGGATATCATCCGCAGACATCGTTTGGTATTCCTGTTGGTTGTCCATTGGCCCAGTCGGGGGCGCAGTTACCTGCGGTCCCCGCAGACGACCACTTTGTGAGGTTGCCTGTTGGATTGATTCAATTATAGCACTACTACGATCACGAAGTACTGCAATACTGTTTTCAATATCTTCTTCACTATTACCCGCAATGAGGTCAATCAATTCCGGGATAATTGTTTCTTGTTCTTCCGTCAAACGACGCTGACGATAAGACTCAATTTGCTGGATGCGGCGTTCTTTTTCAAGAAGCGCTTCCTGCACCTGGCGCTGTTGTTCCATGTCTTCAAACTTGGAACGCCATTCCTGCTCAACCTGGTTAATGCGTTGGTTGAACTCATCTTCGCGCTTGGCGAGGAGTTCTTTTGCGCTGAGTTCTTGGATTTCGCGCTGGCGGAGGATTTCAGCCTCAGTCTTGGCGCGCTCATCGGCTTCTTTGCGAGCGGCTTCGCGCTCCTGAGCGATGATGCTCAATTGCTCCTCAAGGGTCTTGACACGACCGTCAGCGTCTTCAACGCGTCGGTACAACTTGTCCTTCTCCTGACGGCGAATTGCTTCAACCTCAGTCTCAGAGAACACGCGACCCTCAGTCTTGGGGGTTTGCTGTTCTTGGGGTGTGCTTTCAACGGGGATCATAATCCCGTCACCATTAAAGGCGTTACTCATTTTCCTTACCTCTTTGTTGTTGGGCTTTTATTAGCAATTGTTAAATAACGGTTTTATTCTTCGTCGGGCACACGACGCTGGGCAAGCCTTGCTCCGTATGCTCGTTGGATTATGTTGTTAATCATCTGTCCTTCGGCGTCACCGATCTCTCCCATAGGAGGACCTGCTTGTCCTTCGGCTGTGTTTTCACCACCAGATACTACACTATTCTCTCCACCTTGTCCGGGGAAAATACCAGTAGTAATCATTACTGCCTGTTGTATTTGAGCGCGCACCATATCTAGTGCACCTTGGTCCAATGCGTCGTCACGCAATTCCTCAAAGATTTCAAGCAATTTCTCTCGTGGGAACTCTTCACCAAGAGCGCGCAATGCACCTTCCTTGGATTCTAAACCAAGAGCCATCTTGGCTTGAACTTCGTTAAGTTTGATAAGAACATCAACAGGCAATGGCTCAGGCCAGTGGACTTGAGTCTGGTAGGTAACGGGGTCGGCGGGGTCAAGTTCGTATGCCTGGTCAGGTTCGGGCATTGCCGCAAGGCTTGGGTTGTACTGAAGCATTTGCGATTCAAAGACAGCCGCAGTACGGATGATTACTTCATTGATCTTTTCTAGACCCTTAGTGAAGTGAATCTTCTTTTGGTTGTACTTATTCATCATTGGCTGGTATTGGATAGCCAATGCCACGCCTGATGTATTAGAGACTGGTTGGAACTGACCTAAGGCTGTTTCAGGTACGCCAGTAATTTCATGCATGGCGCGCTTAATGAACTGAATGTATTCCAGTGCACCAGCCATGTTTCCGCTGGATTCAAGGTTGAACACACTGGCTTCCTTAGGAAGACCAGCCCAGACCTTCTTAGGTCCACGCTCCAACTGGCTTGCCTTGGCGCCAGTGATGATAGTGACTGGTGCGGCGTGGTAGTTGATGATGTCCGATACTTCGGTCATCTTTTCGTTTAGTTCGCGGTTCAGAGAGATGATGTCCCAAATGTCTGACTGACCCCATGGTGATGACGAGATAGTCATGTTAGGGATATGGACAATCGGGATAACACCAATTGCATTGTCGTACTGATCAATCAGTTCATCATTAATGTACTGCTCTACGGAATCCTCAGTCAGGATTTCGGTAAAGGTGTACACCTGACGGGTGCCCTCAGGGCTGGTGCCCCAAAAGCGGTACTTCAACTTGAACCGCAGGATGCGATCACGGTCGTGTGGGTGATACTCGGGGAAACAATGCGCTGGGTTCAGCGGGATAATACGGATACGACCAGCATGGGTAATACCAGCAGAGTCAATAAAGGGTTCTTCGTAGGCGACTTTGACGAAGCAGTCACCAGTTACACCAGCCAATTGACCCATTTCCCATAAGACATAGTGCTTAGAGTTATGTTGTTCCCATACTGTTTGTAGCAAATGCGGAATAATGGCTGCGTTCTGTTCTGGCGTTTTGAACTGGATACCCTTACCAAAGCAGAAGTTAGTGATGTAGTCCGACATGGTGCGGACATAGTTCATCGTGATGTTCTGTTCGCCCATCTCACGACGGTAAGACCAGTGGTGACCGAGGTACCATGCCCAGCACGATGAATAGCGGTTTAGGCGCGGTCCATGTACTTCAAATTCCTCATCGGCTAATTCCACCAAGCCCAAAGGCGAGATAGAAACCGTGAGGTCACTGGATGATGCTCTATAGGATGGTGACCAAAAGTCAACGGGCATTGGGGTTAATCCTTAGGTAATCCGAGTTGTTCGGCTAAAATTGATGCTTCTACGCCGACCATTTCTTGACGAGGTGGAAGAATGCTTACACGGCGTCGTCCCGATGTGGGGTCAATGCCCTTGTCTGTCACAAGGGGTGAAGTTCCCTCATGCCAAAATTGCTCTGGATGTAGGTGCGTAGGGATTTTTATGTCACCGATATATGGGGTTTTGGCATTAGGGCCAACATTCCCTATGGAATCTTGACGACCCAATGCCCCAATTTGCATAGCGGCTTCAAGACCACCAGCAGTTTTTGGTAGTGCTACAGAGGTATCTTGCTGGACAATGCCAGTTGACGGGTCATGCCAGCCACCTTGAATCATATTTGCGCCTGGGGAACCCAGTACATCTGCGTTTCGTCGGTTAAAGTCAAGAAGTTGGGTAGTTGCAGGTTCAGAGGGGTCTACTGGAACTTCAGCCCCGCGACCTGATTCGGGTGCATAACCAACAGAAAGAACATTACGAGCAGGACCACCTGCACCACGACCAGATGTGCGTATAGAAAACCCATCATCAGGCTTTTGTGGTCCATGCTTTGCAATTTCAGCGGGTGACAATTCACCACGACGAGTATCAGCGCGTGATCCTCTATTCCTACGGCGTAGACCCATCAACTGTCCCCTGACTTCTTTATCTTTACGGGAGTAATAGACCTAATCATACCACGAGGAATATGCATAGGATTTGAACAAATAAGTATACCATCATCGTCATAATAGAAGGACGAGTACAAGGTCAGGTACTTCTCGGCATATTCATCTATAACCCAGCCAATAGTAATGGGGTCAATAATGCGTGGTTCGTATTTGGCTGGGTCAATCCAACCACCAGGTCCGTCAAAGGCGTCATCCCAAACGACAACAACTGCCTTAAGGTTTTCCTTGTCAGACATACGACCCCCACCAATCATTCCGGAGAGTAAACCTTACCACGGAAAAAAGCGGTCTTATTATGGATAGGTATCTGTTCATACCAAAAGGCGCCTTCACCATCCTCATAAGATACAACCGCTAGACCCTGTTGCCAGTCCTCCACAATGGTCATTGGGCGACCGTCTAGGTCAATACCGCCCTTAGTGCTGGGTACGGCACCGTCACAGCGGGCTAGTGTCCCTGGGGACGCCGCCATGATGGTCTTTGCCCCATCCCAGTCTTCTCGTGACCGTTCAGCCCATTCCCTACGGTGAATGTGCCCGTAGATGACGGATACCTTGCTGTCGTTGAGGTAGGCGTGGGCGGTTGAACCGTTAGACCTGACCTTGTTTCCGTGGATGACTTTGAGCCTTTGATTAATCCATACTTGTCCAGCAGGGTAGCCAGCCACATAATTAACCCCGTAATCATTGAAACGGCATAGGTAAGGCACACTAAGGCAAGGCCAAGAATCCGGAGTGTTCCCCCGACGCAAGCCGAACGAAACCTTTGCATTGTCCAAGATGAAGTTGACGAGGCGTTCTTCATGGTTACCTGAAATCCAATCTATGACGGCGTTTGGTGCGACGGCTCGTAACTCAGCGCACAGAGTCGTAGCGCGGTCAATAGACGCCTGAGTGGTAATTGCATATGCTGGGCTGAGACGGTACTTACCGAACTCAGGAAAGTCAAGGTTGTCACCGACCATGATGATTCGGTCAGGGTTCAACTTCTTGATAATCGCCATGGAGATAGAGAGAGCCTCTTCGTCATGGGTGGGTTCAAGACTCCCGTCAGCATTTCGGTAGTAACCGATCTGCATGTCAGGGAGGATAACCGCTACTTTGTATCCCTCTGTATTACTTTGTATTACTTTGCGTACTGGGAGTTTGATTGACGGCCCTGGTTGTACCACGGGCCAATCAGGTCCTTCAGCCCACTTGGGATTGAATTGGATACCCATGAGGTCGTGAACCTCAGCCTGACCTTGGTCATTCTTAGTGAGTGACTGGTAGAGGGATACGCGCTTGATTGATCCCACTTCTTCAACATCAATGTTATTGCGGTTTAATAACTCCGCAATCTTTCCCAATGTTGCTTTTGCTGGGGGTGTTCCTAGATCATCACTAAGGCTTGCCACAACTGCACTTCCCCTTTATATGTCGTTCTATGGTGCTTCGGCTAATTTGATGTCCGTGCTTAACTAGCACATTCGCTAACCACATAGAAGAATATACCTTAGACCTACCCTTACCGGGGTCAGTCATAATTCTTTCTAATGCAGTATTTAGTGCGGTTAGTTCATCTCCGTGAAGTTCGTCCCTGAGAGTGGCAATACCACACCCCCAATTAATTGGACCACGCGAGAGCAATTCATTACTTAACTCGCTCAACTTTCTGCTCCTTATTGTGTGACATTTTCTGGATTCCTCCAAGAACTGATATCAACCGTAGCACCTCTTGCTCCTCTGTGTGACCACGAGGCGCAAGTCTCGTAAGATATTGTGTAATTAATGCGGCATCTGACGGGCGCATACTCTCTCCTTCTACTGGGAAGGAAAGGTTATCAGAGCCTAGAAAGTACTGTTATTGCGATAACAATTAGAACAATGTAAGTTGTCCTCTTTCTTCAGGAGTAGGTGGTGCTTTGACTTCTGCTACTGGTGACTTACTTGCTTCTTTGGCTGCTTTTTTGGCGTCCTTAGCAAGTTGTTTTTGGGCTGCGTTGTACTCTTCATCTTCGCCAAGTACATGTCGCCGCTCTTCCACCCATGCAATGGCTTGGGCGGCTCGGGGAGTAATATGCTCATCATCAAAACTAAAATGCTCGGCGGATTGGCGGGTGGCTTCTTCATTGTAGGCATGCCTAATCTCTTCAGTTTTAACTGACGGATCAAAGGTCTTTGTACCTTTTGCAGGCTGTACAATATTTTGTGCTTCTCTTGAGGTTGCCCCTGTAGTACCCTGTCGGGCGGCTTCTTTAGCACTTAGGTGATTCATTGCGTAATCTTCAACTGCCTCGTCAGACTTTGATGGATCAAATCCAGTTTCTTCAGCCGCGGACCATAAATGACTCTGATGAAATGTTCTTGTTCTACCTTTTCCATTGCCTTCTACAAATGTGGGTGCTTGTGCCCTTCTTCGGAATATTTCATTATTAAAAGCATTTTCTTCTGGACTAGCGAGTTGGATTGCTCGTGAGAAATTACGAGTCTTAGGGACTGCTCCTACTTGATTTACTTCATCAAATGTTTTTCCGCGAACAACAGCAACAGCCTTAGTTGCAATCTTACGGCCCGCTGAATTTAAAGTTACTCCAGTAACTTCTCTTGAAAGGTGTCTTTCATCAAGAGGTACAGGATTATTTTGCGGTATACCGTGCTTGTCTCTAATCGCTTGACTCTCAGCATAACCAAGGTGAGCAACACCTTCATCTGATAAATCACCAATGCGTTGTTCCCCTGCGGCAATGTCGGGATTACCCATGTGGGGAACCATCCCAGGTGTAATTTCTACCATACGATCTGGGTTTCCAGCAATACGGCCCGCCGATTCAGTGGCTATTCTTTCTTGTTTTGGTGTATTCTTGACACTTAGTACACCAGCGGCATCAACGATGCTACCAATGCGTGTGCCAGTTCTGTTAGCAACATCACGATAGCCAGATTGGTGATCTGTGTACCAATCATAACCTTCAGGAGTATATGAACCCGCGGGTAGACGCCCAATTGCGGCTTGAATGGCGTTCACACGACTTGCTACAGAATCAGCCATGAGTATTGGATGACCATACGCCTTCATACCAGCATCTGCCATTGAACGATCAATATGTTCTCTGTCTTCAACAGGAAAATCTCTATATGATACGGCTTTTTTTGGGACAATATACCCTGGATCAACTAAACTTTCTGTATTGGTAGTATCACGCTTTGGCGTTGCCAGACGCTTCTTTGGTGCTGCTGGTGCTGGTGCTGATGTTTCTTTTTTCTTAGCCATCACAGAACCTTAAACTTTCCTGGGGTATACAAAGCATGACCAAACTGACCAGCAATATAAGAAGGCTTATTAGACTTATAGCGGTTGTAGGAAGTCACGCCCTTACGGCGCATTTTATTAGAATCAAACTTCTGACCTGGATTAGTGATCATAGATTTACCGTACTTACGGCCCTCTAGGTCTAACTTTTCAGACTTGAAGTTTTGCATTGGGTCAATAATGAATTCACCAATACCTGATGCATAACGGGGCATATTTAATGACCGCTTACCACCCAAGGGGCTAGGCACAAACGGGTTAGAGACCTTGGTGGCAACACCAAAGTTCTCAGCGCGCGCCGTAACTAGTTCATTACTTTTTTGGACGCGACGAAACATCCCCGCAACTGCCTCATAAGTAGACAATTCCGGAGATGACCCAATCGTGCTACTCGGTACTGGGCCAGTTACCGAGAAACCCTCGGCAGTGCCCATGATCAGTCGTAAACGACTGTTGGGTTCGGGCGGTTCATGTGACCACCCGTGTTGTACGAGTATTCAAATTGCGGGATGTGATCTCCAGCCATTGAACCCTGTACGAACTCACCGAGCACGGTCGGGGCCTCAATCCACGAAGCAGACCCAACATGGGCGCGCTCGCGCATTGTTTCCTCAGCGTACTTGTAGAACATCTCAGGGTTGTTATGGTTCTGTCGCATGGGCGACGGAGCGGTGTCCTCGTAAGCACCAACGCCGAAGTCATAAGGGACATCGGTATCGGTGGCTACGCCTTCTTCAAAGCGGAGCGGGCCACGGTTACCCGGGATGCTTGGGGCGTACGAACGCTCAAACACTGGGGTGCCTTTTTCTGGAAACATGGGAACAGGTGCAACTGCCATCTATGGATTCCTCCTAGTAGGGGTTTATCTCCACTTATCGTAGCATAGTTTACCTGTAAAAGGGAGAGTTAAATGACTCTACCATTGGCATTACCTCTAGTGCTGTCATACTGCAAGCAATTGCTAGTGAATCGGGGTAGTCGTCAAACGCACCCTTCTCATCAGGGGCGGCTGCTAATAGGTACGGACCGCGGTAAATCTTTTCAAGGTCACACATCTGTTGGTTGAACTTCTTCCATGATCGGGTGCGCCGAGCCTTGGAGTGTCCAGGAATAATCAACTGTTCCCGTTGCATTAACTCGGTTAGATGGACCCATCGCTCGTTCTGAGTCTTGGCATCAGACGAAACAGCCAACACCTCAATCTCAGGGAGCAAGAGTTGTAGACGCTCGGTGACAGCGCCGCCCACACCTTGGGAGTCCACACCAATGCGGTAGACATCAAAGTTACGGATGAAGTCAATCATCTCAAAGTACTGCTGTTCCCACTCAACATTGTTAATTTCTAACCAGTCAAGGACGCGGTGCTCAAAGAAACCAAACCCATCAGGGTGGTCCCAATCAACCCATACTGCGGTAGCCACGGTGGAGTCATTGGTTCGCGCCACATCTATACCCATGACAATGGGGCTACGCCACCACTTTTTCACAATAGCCATAGATGGGTCGTACAGGCGCTCTAGGCGCTCCTCGGTAACAAACATACCCTTTTCCAAAATCCACTTGTTGCAGTAGGACATTTGGAACTCGTCAGAATCTTCACCAATACGGGTCTTTTCCTTAGCAATGAACTTGCCGTAGTTATCGTTGTATTTAGCGGCAACTCGCCAGTCGTACTCAAAGTGTGCCTGTCTGTGGCCCCGTCTGGCGTTTGTGTCACGGCGCTTATTAAACTGGATCATCTTATAAAAGTAAGACTTATTCCTAGTAGCCGTGCCCGTAAGAACAATAGAACCGTTGTTGAACGCCAACATTGGCTTAATTGACTTAGAAATCATGAACTCGTCAGCCTCTTGGGCTTCGTCAATCATGACGAAGTGGTAGGTCTTAGATTCAATCTTTGCCTTAGGGTTACAGGTCTGCATACGGCAGAGTGACCCTGACTTCTTCAGGCTGATAATGCGACCCTTACCTCGGGCGCCACCTGATGCTGCTTTGTCGTCAATCTCGGGATCAAGCAGGAAGTTCATGGCGTGTTCGCTGGTCAACTTACTGACGATACGACCGAACACGGTGTCAGCCTGATCCTCAACGGGGGCAAACACACCGCACCAAAAGCCCCTCTCAAACTTACCCAGCCATGTGGGATAGACCTTGGACAGGCGCGGGAGAATGACCATCATGGATGCCATGACATTAGAAAGAACCTCAGACTTACCCGATTGGCGGGTAGCAACGAGGGTTATTTCTTCACCGTCGCCAAGGACAATTGATTCAATGATCCGATAAGCAATTGGGACCTGATAAGGGAACAAGGTGACATTAGTGAACTCTTCGGTAAAGACGATTAACTTCATGACCAGTTGGTCAACGAATTCCGTAGATGTTTCGTCTAGTTCTTCCTCTTGGTAGTCACCAATATCTTCGTTGTATTCCGTATCTTCAATATCTGATTCTTCACTCATAAGAGTAAGTATAAAACAAAAAGCAACATAGGGTTACTTACTGATATCTCTGGAGGCGATTTCTTTTAATATCTCGTGGAATACTTCAGCGGCCTGGAGTACCTCATCGTTAGTACCATCTCGGTAGCGCCAGTTATCAAATGACTGACAAGTGTAGATAAGGCACTGCTCTCCCCATGTGGCTAATTCTGACTTAGTCATCTTTTGGAGTCGGGCAATCTTTGGGAGATCAGACTTAGGCTTGCGTCGCATCATTTCCAGTCCCTGATTTCTTTTGCTTTGTCTTTAAGGAAGCGCCCCTGAACAGCGGTCATCAGACCATCATCGTCAGACATGTCAGAACCTACCTTAGAAATACCAATTTGGAAGGTATGTTTCCGAACTTTTATTTGGATGCCCTTACCGATGCGCCACGGCGCAGATGTTTGGCGCATAAAACCAAATGCAATAAATGGTGTACCCACAGGTACCACATCTCTACAAATCCAATACACAGGACCTACCGCCTGGACGGCATTCATGGTGTCCTTGAATATTAGGAACGATATGAAACAACTAATCAGTAGGGCGATTCCTGTCATGGGGGACATAAGGATAACGCTTACTATTACCCAAACGATTGACGCCAACCATGCTGACATGGCTAGAAATGCTCTCATTGTAATTCCTTGTTGTTAAACGGGCCAATTGCTCTTAGTGTATCCAAATGGTTCAAGAATCTGCCTAATACCCTTACCCTTAGAACTGTACTCACGATAATTGCGGTAGATGTCTAACGGCATGGGTCCATATTTGTAAACGCCACTGGTGACTCCAGCGCGGTTACGAAACATCACATACACATAGCCAAGGATGTTATATGACGATCCGCCCTTAGAGCGGTCAGTTTTTTTAATCCTAGAGAACTGCTTAGAAAGGATACTTAACCCCTCATCAACGCTGTCCCCAATGCCCATGTCTTCAGTTATTTCATCCTTAGTGGCGACAGGTACGAACACATGGGCCACGACGCAAGAACTCTTGGTCGGACCCATGTAGTACTGATCTACTGGTTGTACCCAGTAGACACCAAAGTCATCACCGCTAGGTATGAGTTCATTCATACCTGCGTAGAGGTTTGTGGGTGGCAGACGGGCGCCCGTAGATGGATCTACACGACCAGTGGAACCGCCGTCCCGTTTTCCTTCTTCTAACCTGTCCCAGACGCTTTGAGCGCCTGGACCTAATCCTCGTTTTTTAGTCGCCACTGTTTATCAGCCGAACATGGCTTTCCATGTCGTCGGACCAACAACGCCATCATAAGTAAGACCCTTAGCCTTCTGCCAGTTACGGACAAGTTCATGGGTCTTGGCACCAAAGTCACCATCGGGCTTTGCGCCAACGATTGCCTGAACCAACTTGACGGAGTCACCCTTTGAACCCTGCTTAACGGGTGTTCCTGGGTAAGTAAAAGTAAGTGCGGGTGCGCCTGCAGGAGCGGCGGCTGGTGCTACGGGAGCGGGTGCGCCATTAGGGGTGGCATCACCGAGGCAGTACTGCCAGTGCCATGCCTCAAACTCTTTTGACTTTGGGTCTGAACCCTGCAAGTAGAAACCGTATGAGGGTGCATTAGTGCACATCCACTCAAAACACTTGCCACCCATTGAGGTAAGTTTGCCGTTGACATCATAACCAAGGTCAATTGCTAGCCCCCAACCGTGGTTAGAACCTTTTAGCCCTGTTGGGTCTGGAGCGGCTGAAGGGGCTTTGCCCTTCTTGAGGTACCAAGTCTTACCGTCATACTTGCGAGTAACGCCAGTACCAGTGTCTGTCGTGACATAGCGATCCATGAACATATTCAACTGACCTTCAAATGAGCGGTAGTCGCCCACATTTTTCAATTTAAAGCCAGCGGCGAGAGCGGCGTCGTACAACTTATTGAATTGCTCTGCGACTGGTGCGTACATCTTTCCGCCAGTCTTAACGGAAGCCAAAACGCTTGGTGCTAACTGACCGTTCTTAAACTGCTTAAGTGCGGTAGGCACTACCAGTTTGATGCAGGGGTAATTCATAGATGTCTCCTTTAGGCTGAACCGCCGTCGGTTCCAGTAGTTGTCTTTAACCAGAATACATTAGAAAACTGGTCGTCGTCGCTTGCAACAATGATCATATCACCCGGAGTAGGTACGGACCAGACACCACCAATTGCCTCCCTATCCACATAGGACAGGGGTAGATAACTATTTTCACCCATAACATGGGGCAAAGACACATAGATTTCACCCGTGGTGCTGTCGGACGACTTAACGAGCGCCCTATAAATCTTGCCACCTGGGTTAAACATAGTTACTCAGTAACTTCCTCGTTATTGGCTTTCTGTATAGCATCAATCGTAGCCTCTAGGACAGCGATACGCTGGGCCTGCTGTGAAATCTGGTTTACCAGTGATTCAACAATCTTGTTGACATCTAGTTGTACATTGGACATTATTATTCTCCTGTTGTTGGGGGTAACGCTTCATTTTCTAGTACTGGAATATCTATAATAACCCATTCTTGAGTTTCTTCGTTCCATCCCCAAGGTTCATCACCTTCTGGTCGTGGAATAGGGTAAGTCCATAATCCTGTTTCGGGGTCAACGACAAATGAGGGAAATTCTGTTGGCTTAGGTGGGATAAAAGCATCTAGTGCTTCGTCGTAAGTGTAACCAATTCCAGCATAGTTTTTCCGTACTGGTTCTTTGCCATTCTTATGAATACCACCAATAGTATTAACTGATGTTTGAATCCATCTTCCACCAAGATTGTCAACAAACCAATCATAACCCTCATTAGGCATATTGTTATCCCCGACAAGCACATTGATAACAATATTGTTATCGTCTATTTGTGCAAAGTGACTCATTTCAGCCACCTTAAATAAACTATTCCGCCTGTACCTACAGAGCCAGGGCCAAAACTTGCGTCGTTTGCTCCTGAACCGCCTGCGCCACCTGAACCTTGATAACCTGAAGTGGCGTTCCTACTGTTCCAGTTACCGCCATCTCCACCTTTTCCAAATGTATTCATAACTGTTGTTGTATTTCCACCAAGTGCGCCTACATAGTAAGTTACTAGTGCTGATGCGTTAGAGCCAGCACCTGCGCCACCTCCACCACCATTAGCAGCACTTCCGTTATACCCATTTGTCCCTGAATATGTACCATTCCCACTGCCAGTACCACCAGAGAAGCCATATGGATAGTAAACAAAACCACCACCACCACCAGCAGGGCCAGTTCTTGAAATAGTAACTGCTGCTGGTGTCAGTATGGAAGAGGTGTTACCAGTACCACCTTGGTTACCCTGTATGAATGTACCAAAACCACCATTAACTGCCCTAGCACCACCTGCTCCACCACCACCAACAGTTATGGTGTAGTTACCAAGTGGGGCATTTACGATGGTTGTATTATTTGCTAGTGCTCCGGCTCCACCACCGCCAGCAGAGTTATATCCATAAGTAAAATTATGGGCACCTCCTCCGCCTCCTCCTCCGCCAGCAACTACAAGAACTTCAATGTCTCTAACACCATTGATAATAGTAAATGTTCCACTTGACAAAAAATACACGCCATTATAGTTGCCTTGAGTGTAGGCAGTTCCTCCAGTAGTATACAAACTACTTCTACTGCTCCCAATTAAACCAGAAACTGCACCAGCCATCAGGTCAAGCCGTTTCCGCTAATCATCCATGTTGTTGCAGTAACTTTAACAGCAGTTGCCATACCAAATGGGGCAAGAGTTCTAGAACCAGTTGACCCACTACTAACCAAAAGTAAAGTGTCAGATGTGATTGCAATAGTTGCGGTTGCGCCTGTAGCGTTAGCAAAAGTAATAGTTGTACCAATAGGCATGGCAACGCTTGCATTAGAGGGAATGGTTATTGTGCGAGTCGCAGTGGAATAAATGTGTTTCCCAGCATCAGCCGCAACTATCGTATAAGAACCTGTGGTCGTAGCGTTTTGAGGCAGACCCATGTAACCGACACCACTCGCACCAGTTGTGGTTGTCCCATTAATAACAGTTCCAGTAATTTCAGAAGCGTCCGTAGCATACAGCAAAGATGTCCATGCCGTAGAACCAGTACCAATTTTAAGTTTTCCTGTGTCTGTCTCAAATCCCATCTCACCTGAAGCAAGAGTTGGGTTTGTAGATGTCCAGTTAGCGGCGGTATCACGCCGTACTTGTATGAGTGCGTTACGAGCCATTATTCAGCCGTCCATTCTTCGGGGGTGTTACCTTCAGCGAGCCAAGCAAGATACTTTTCATATTCAGGGTGTTCATTATGTTCAGATGTGAACGAGATTCTAAATCCGTTTTCTTCGTACCATATCACAGTTGCATTGTTTGTTGTTTGAATGTTATACATCACAACTCCGAGTTAAAAGCGACAGATGCCGATGCGTTGTTGGTTATCAAAACTGAACCTTGCAAAGCGGTTCCAGAGGTTTCAGTGCTGTTGTAAAAATAAGCCGAGTTAGTGGATGAATACTGCAATGTGAATGAGTTAAATGTGTCTGTGGTCAATCCATAAACAGAAGCATAATAATCTGTTCCTGATGAAGCAACAAGTGCGGGTGCAATTCTCATCGTTACAGGGAAAGGAACAACTGTAGCGACAAGTGTAGAAAAAGAATAAAACGCCATGCCTATTGGCAAGTTTGTTGCACCACGCACCAAAGAATAATAATACCGTTGACATAACGCTAGTTCTGTGCCGATAGGTCGCTGTTCAAACGGTGTAGCAACACTGCCACGCTCAACCTGAACACCCCAAATATCAAAAGTATTATTTTGAATACCAAGAGTGTTTAATCGCGCATTAAATGAAGAACCAGCAGAAGTCCACAAGTTTACATTTAATGCTGAGTCTGAATTAGTCCCCATTGTTTTACCATTAATATTAGGAACATTTATTGTCACCGAATATCTTGCCCACGATGTAGACAAAGTTACTTGATCAACATAATTATTAACATCTGCCGATGGAGAACCACCCGTACCAAAAATTTGAGACAATTCAACAGTTACTTTAGGTGTGCCACTAGCGGCTTTAGCAAAAAAAGAAACAGTAACTGTACTGTTAGCAAAAGTGCGTACATCTTCAATCCGTTGTTGAAGAACAGCAAAATCTCCTGAAGCGGATTGGCTCGCAGATACTAGACGAGCAAACTTTACTGCTTCATATCCAGTTGCAGCAGGAGAACCAACAGTGAAAGATTGCGTTGAATATGTAACAGTACCGCCACCAGCAAAAAAAAGCCATCTATCAAATCCATATGTACCCGATGTTGTACTGCTAGTAAAAACTCTTTGGTTAATACCAAAGTCACCGTTAATTATCTTGTTACGGAAACCCTGATACGGACTCAAGTAATCCGTATCCTGCAAAAACTGCGTGCCCTCAATAGTACCGTTAACATCCAACGCATACGCAGGAGACTGATTGTTGATACCAACCCTAGCGTTAGTAGCGTCAACTTTTAACACAGATGGCGAAATGTTGGCAGCATAAGAAATCCATGTTGTGCCATCCCACTGCCATGACTTACTGCCTGAGGTAAAGACCTGACCGTTAGTTGGTGATGCTGGAAAAGTAATAGCCATTATTCATCCACCTTGGGCAGTGCAAAGCCACCTTCGCTTAAAGGGGTTTGAGACAATTCTTGTAGTTTTAATAAGTTAGCGTACTCTTCATCCGTCATGGGGCGCACAAGGTCATCAATTTGAATGTTTGGTCGTTCAGTTTTCATTACTAGTTCCTATATCCATAGACGCGAATTGTTCCGCCTGTAAAAGTCCCAGCAGTACTAGCCAAAGTAAACGCAGTAAACGATGTATTTGCTGAATGTACACCCGAAGCATGTCCAAAAGCAGCATCGGGATGTGCAAGGTATGCTGATGTTTCCATACGAGTGTGACGAGTTAAAAATGGGTTAAATAACTTAAAATGAGCATATGCATCGTTGCTTGAACCGCCACCAACCCAAGTAAAGGCAGACTGCACAGTACTTGCCGCTAAAGGCGTTGAATTATTGGAAACATAGACAAGAGTAGTTCTATAGTTTGCATTTGCTGAACCAAGTTGACAAGTAAATTGAGCATCAATTGTTGCTAACGATGTACCTGTATAAATAATCTCATAATTATCATATGCCGAACTAAATGCATCAGAAACAACAACAGAACTAGCCGTACCTGTTACTGCTTGACTTTTTACTAACACCATTCCTGGTGCAAGACTAGATGACATGTTAGTAACAAGGTTGCCGTAAGTAATCTTACTAGAAGCCGTAGCACTAGCAGGATTATCAACCACAGGAAACACATCATCCGAAGTCAACGAAGTAACCGCACTCAAAGCAGTCACCTGACTAGGTTGCAACGCCCCAGCAATATCCGTAGCGTTACCCACCTCAACCCATGCTGTTCCAACATAGGCAAATAGGCGACCAGTGTCTGTTTCATACCAAAGATCGTTTGCGTTAGGCGAAGATGGGGGCGCATCAGATGCGCGTAAAACTGGGCTAGTACCATAAGCAGACCAATAGGTACTATTCCACTGCCAGGTCTTACCACCAGCGGTGTAGAGGTCACCTGCGGTAGGGCTATTTGGGAAGTCAATTGCCATTATGCGCTACCTCCATCTAAAGTTGCGTAGTTTGGCGCGCTTGTGTCAATCCAGTATGAGTCATAATACACAAGAAGGTTGCCAGTATCAGATTTAAACCACAAGTTTCCTGATGATGGCGAACCTGGCGCAGTGTCAGATACTGCCATAACTCCAGAGGCACCCGTTTCGCCTGCTAAATGGACACTAAAAGATGGGTCAAAGTCTGGTGTCCCAACAGTTACATCAGGGGCAACAGACATATAGTAAGAACCAGAAAAGAAAGAAATAGCGTAACAAGTACCAAGTATGTAATTACTTGAATCCTCTTCCACCCGTACATAATCGCCAGACGCAAATGCTCCGACGCTACTAACCTTAAAACTCCAATCGCCAGATTCAGGGTCTTCTTCTGCTAATTCTGCCGTGCCAATAACATAACCAAGACCTTGTGCACCAGTTGGGCCAGTTGCTCCTGTAGGGCCAACAGGACCAGTTGTATTTACCCAATTAGTCCCGTTGTACACCAATAATTGGTCTGTAGCAACAGAGGTAATAACAACATCTGTAAGGTCGTTTAATGCCGCTACTGCTGATCCACCGACAGAAGCCGCCCCAAACTTAGTTCCGTTATATACAAGGGCATCACCATTAGAGGCTCCTGCTGTATCAATTTCAACCCCCTTAACAAAGAGGGACTTTAGAAAGTTAGCCACTGTTGTCCTTTAATGACAGATTAAGCAAGAATGACGACTCGGTACTGGTTTGAAGTGGGGGCAGTGGCAAAATATACAGTTGTTGTAGAACTGGTATTAACAATATCAGCGTACACAACTTCTCCTGTGGAAACTTCATATACCGATACGGAAATGTCTGCGGTGCCAAGCCCATGGGTAAGTGCATAAGAAGTGGCGCTAGTGGCTAAGGTTTCAGCATGCTTCTTCTTTGTCCAAACTGGTGCGCTTGCTCCTGCGGTAAGTACATGTCCTGAAGTTCCTAACCCAAGGGTGCTTGTTGTTGCAGAACCAGTCTGATAAACAATTGAACCAGCGGCACCACCAGTAACATTGGTGGCAGTTGTAGCAGTTGAGGCATTGCCCGTGTACTCAGTTGCTGATAATACCTGGGTACCAGCAATTTTAAGTACTTTGCCTGCCGCAAGATCAAGGTTCTCAGAAGAAGTCCATGAACTGGTTGCAGACACCCAGTTCCAGGTTTTGTCTCCATCTACACCACCTGCAACAGTGATACCTCCACCATTTGCGGTGCTGTTGGTTGGAGTAGTTACTGAACCCAGGACAATGTTTAGATCGTCTACGGTGACAGTAGTGCTATTAATAGTAGTGGTAGTACCGTTGACCACCAAGTCACCAGCGATTGTGGTGGTGCTATTGGAAGCACCAATATTGACCGCAGTAGCCGCACCAGCAAAGTTGACAGTAGCAACTGTGGTGTTAAGCAAGTCAAAGGAAGAAGAGCCAGTTGTCAAACTGGTGGTAATGGCTGGTGAGGTGCCAAAAACAAGAGCACCAGAACCAGTCTCATCTGAAATGACACCAGCAAGGGCAGATGAGGTAGTAGCCGCAAACTGCCCAAGGGTTCCAGAAGTTACAGCCACTCCCGTGACTGCACCAACGCTTGCGTTGACACTACTAACACCAGTACTTGAAGTTAGGTAGGTAGCGGTGTCAACTGACCAATTACTAGCACCATCGGTTTTAAGGAAGCCTGCGGTACCCGTGAGGGCGGCAATAGCCGTGAGGTCAGCATCTGCTGGTTGCCAAGTTCCTGATGCACCAGATGAGAGTTCTACCCAGGCGCTACCGTTGTAGTACTTAAGTTTATTTAACCCGCTGGCGGTATCAAAATATAAGCCACCTAGTTTTGCACTAGCGGCTGGGGCGGTACCAGTGTTATGAATTACAATATTCTGTAGTTCATTACCAGTTAGATCAATATTTGTAAGAAACTTAGACATGATACCTCACGATAAATAGGCTTTTCCACCAAAGGAAGCGTTGAATGATACGGTTACAATGTTTTGTGATACATAGTTTACATCACCTATTACATAGTTGCCCCCGCTATCCACTACGGATACGGCAGGGAAAAACCCAAGGTTATGTGTAATTGTCCAAGTTGTAGACGAAGTTATTTGGTTATGCGTGTAATTACCACCAACTGGTAGAACAAAATTAAGAGTTTGAGACGGCGCTGTACCAGTAAGTGTTACCGCAGGAGCAGGTCCAGAAACGACTGTACCAACCGTTAGAACATTAGGTGGCCCAGCCACACCAGGGTCGTGTATCTCCAGCAGACGATCAGCGGGTTCTGAGACCACTGAGTCTGTCTTAGTGCGGGTAACCGTAATAAATGTGCCCGCGGGCTTGGATACCTCTACAGTGCTCATGCTGGGGGCGTAGACACCGCTTGCTGGACAAATAGCGTTCCCGATGCGAGGTTGTCCCAATCTCCAGCGGAGTCCTTAACGAACAGGTCAAATGAGTGATTACCAGCGGGAATGCTGTTCTTATCAGAAATATGAATTTCTAAGGTAGCGCCAGCCTTGGGTGCAATGTAACCACGACGATTAGCCGTTAGCGCAAGAATGGTAGCCTCATTGGGAGCGGTGGCATACCAGCGTAGGTCTAGGACCGTAGTACCTGCGGCGTCTTTTGCCTGCATATATGCGTCTGTGACTGCAATAATGACACCATCTGCATCGCGCCAAGTAAAATTACGGCGGAAGTCCACATACTGTTTGAATCTGATCTCCATTTTTTGTGAGTCCTCCGAAGGCGTAATGTCATCCGATTCTGATACTGAGATAATCCCGCGGATAACTGGTTGGGTAGTTGTGGATGATTGACCAGTGTAATAAACCAAGCGGTTACAGGTAGCAATAACATCAAATTCAAGATCACCAACTGGTAATTCTCGTGTCTGTTCGGCAGTCAGGCAGATGAATATTTCACCCTTATTTGTAAGGTTTATGTCAAACTCAACAATGCTGGCGTCACTGGTTTTGATTGACCCACGGGCCTCCTGTACCTTTACGAGTCGTCGCGTACGGCGGTCTTTGACGACAACGAGCCGTTCCCACGGCAAACCTTTAGTAAGTGTATATGCGGCCCGATTCGTCATGGTCTAATGATACCTCATTCATCATCATCAGGGGTAAGTACTCCTGCCATATGAAACAACAATGATACTACTGAAATAACTACACCAAGGTCACGAGTTGACCCTGAGAGGGTAATAAGAACTAATCCAGTACCTCCAAGGGTCCAGGCCAATCCTGATGATTCTTTCCATAATTTCTTAAACATGGTTACTGCTTTCGGGTCACTGGGGCGGGCATTGCGAATATGACTGCTGTTGCCGCGACTATTGCTCGTCGTGCCCCTACTGAGACTGCTGATCCCGTTGGCACATAATTATCAAATTGTCCTCCGAACACATTAATCTGATCCTGGAATTCTTCTTTTACATCGTCAGGGGCATCTGTTAGTGCTTCTGAGAGAGCCGAAGCCTGTTCATCAGATAGTTCACTCGGGACGATGGCATCAATAAGTTGCGTTACTTGCTCATCGGATAGTTCGCTAAGTACTTCTTCGCTAAAGACAGCGGAGATTGATTCCTCGGTTAATTCACCTATATCAATAGATTCTACTAGATTAGTGATTTCTTCATCAGATAATTCGTCAATTGACGAAACTAGTTCATCTGCTAATTGGTTAATTTCTTCAGTTGTGGGGTTATCAGGTATAACTGTTTCTTCTTCAGGTACGGTCGTTATAGGTGGCTCTGTACTCTCTGGAATCTCTGGAATCGTCGTAGGTGCAGATGTAACAGTCGGGGGCACACTCGTGCTTGATGTTGTCAGGGGTGTCGGGAAAAAGGGACTTAAAGTGGTTGTAGGAGTCAGAGAAGTTTGAGGGACCTCCACAGTACCAACAGATTGGCTCGTCGTAGGCATTGTAGAAGGAGCCACAGTAACCGCAACAGTAGTGCTCGTAATCTCCGTAGTAGTTGGGGAGTTTGTTGTCGTTGAGACTTCCGTAGTTGTCGTTGCCTCGGTGGTCGGAACTTCCGTTACAGGCACAGTCGTTGTTGGGGCAATAGTAGTACTCGTCGTCGTCGTTGAAGTTGTGGATGTTGTAGTTGGGACCCATGTTGTAGTCGTCTCCGGAATAGTGGTCGTTGTATTTACGGGATTGCCATTAAATGATAACTCATATTGAATGTTCCAAACAACGCCGTCACGCCAAACATCTGGTTCCCAGCAACAAGTACCTGCTCGTAAGCGGTAGTTACCTGCTGGTACTTCTAAGTCAATATTAGATTGAAGACCAATGTAATCATCATTAGAAATGATTAATTCCCCAGTATCGTCGTTGTACAACCAAAGTTGGGGGTCTGACTCAAATCCAGGTGACTGATATGTTTGTGCCAAGAACTGGGTTGGTTCTGAGTATGAAAACCAGAAGTCGGTAATTTCCGTAATTATTGGGTTCGTATCAGCCTTAGCCGATGGTACCGGAAATATTGCGATGGCTATTAAAGCCCACTGTAGTGATTGTGTGATGCGCCGAAATACGGCGCGCTTCACTTCTTCTTTTCTAAGAAGGATGCAATGTTGGGGTTACCGATAAGGGTAGACGCCCATGCCATTACAGCAGATAATGCAGGCATAAGGATAACGGCGAATTCAGGATTATTGCGGAAGCAATATGCGATAAGTCCTAGGACTGCGCCCTTACCTGTCTGGTCAGCGATTTGGTTTTTCATTCCTGTCCTCCAAGTGTGTGTTAAAGCGGTTCTCTAAACGGTTTTGATCCTCACGAAGATACTTTACATCTACTTTTACTTCAGTAACGCTCGTGTGGGTATCAACAATCTTATCAGACAACTGATCTAACTTATGTTGAACGATGGCGTGATCCTTGGCATTACTCCTAGTAAATTGAGTAATCAAAGCAATTAAGATGCCACCAACTGCGGTAACTACTGAGGCTTGTACAACTTCTGATACGCCGAATGCAAACATGACTTAACGGGAAACGGTGAGTGTCACAGACCACGAGTTGGGTCCAACTGGGTAGGTACTCATCACTACGACATTCCGCCAACCCTCAGCCTTGGCTCGGCGCATCGCAATAGAGCGCACATCGCCAATATATGGGGTATTAATGTCGTAGGTGATGATCATAAGTTATAGCAGGTCAGTATAACCTGTTATAAATCAGTAAGACCGATGATCCCGCAACCATTGATCAGCAGCATCTCCGTAACCCTCAGGGTCACCGTCTACTACTGGTACGGCTCCGTACTGGTCCTGCATTTCAACGGCTTCCTGTTCGGTAACATTGCGACCAGTGAATGCCTTACGAGCCGATCCGCGACGAGCAGATGAACGCATGTCTTCAACGCCGTGCATCCATACGCGGGCTGTAGTGTCTTGTCCTCTATGATTCATTACCATTATAAAACCTCCGTGTTTCGGTATGGTTTTATTTTACACGATATATCACTACCGTGGGTTAAACATAAATGAACCAGTATCGCCAATACCCGCTCGTTCAGCAAATACTGGTGAAGTTCGCCGTATGCCTGGTACAGGTACTAATCCTTGTATTGGTTTTGATGTTTGCCTTGGTCGGGGTGTCCAAAGACCTGGCTGGCTTGGGGTGTGGATAATAGAAGTTGGATCATCCTCAGTACCAGCCTGCCCTGCTCTTAGGATAAGACGATGTGCCCGTGACATTTCTGTAGATGAGGGCATAGCAATTGGGTGACCCATAAGAAATGTATTTCGTGATTTTTGTCCAGTAGTGGAGTTCCAATGATCCGCTAACTGAGTTGCATCTATCCTAATACGGGGAAACTCAACAGAAGAACGAGAAACTGATCCAAAATACCGATGCTCACCTGTATCGTCTTTGGCTAATACTGAGAATAATGGCGAACCATGTTCCTTCATGTATTTAACTCCAGATGAGCCAGAGTCTTTATGAACTTGAACCTCAGAACCAGCGTGAGTATTGACTACTTCATCCCAATCAATAATACGCTTTGGTATTTTTCTCTTAGCCATATAGCCTCCAATACTTTGGAGGTTATTCTACCAGTCAAGAGGCATAACGACAATTGGAGTATTTTCTCCGACCCAAGCGCCAAGGATATTAAATTCAACGAACTCCACGGCGTCTTCAAAGTCCATATTGTCACGCTCTGTCAGGATTGCAATAATCTTTTCCCAACTATAAACAGCGAGCACAGGCTCATTGATTCTTTGTGATGTGCCAATAATGGCATCATCCAGACCATCCAGTAATAGCAGGTCGTCATGGATACTTGCGAGATGTTCGCGGATAAGGTTAGAACTCATGTGATTCTCCTAATTGTGTAGTTTTTTCTTATATTACTTTTTAGTTACTTTTTATATAAAAGATGGACCGTTAATTCCAGTCACTTTTAAGTGTTCCTCCGGATTGTAGATGGTGACATCTGCGTCTGGACTCCACGCGGCGATACTATCGCGGTTGCCATGATAACCCCAACTTGAGAGTGTGTCAGCAACATTTTCAGTGTTCTTATTAGATTTTGCCCAGTTATGGACTGCCTGATGACCCTTACCATAATGGCTCATGTCAAAGTGACCACCGTGGTCATCTAACCATTCTTCAGGATCAGATTTACCATAGTCATGGTAATCATTCAGCGCCTGAGTAACTTGACGCTGACTCTCTAGGTGTGGGTCGTCATTAATGTCCCCATAAATACGCAATGCACGAGTTGGCTGTGTCGTGACAACATGATCACCCCATGCACGGGCATCAACCTCACGGGTAGTCATGTATGCGCCAGGAATACCTGCGATTACATCATCACCTGAGGGTGATATACCGTGCTGAAGGATGCTCTTTACATTGTGTCCGCTGGTTCCATGGAATAGCGTTTGGTCTTTATTAATGTACTCGTGAGCAGGCATTACTCCGTCTTTTCAATTTTGTCAAACACTGAGTTGATCTCTCCAGCGTCTAACTTACCATCATCAATGTATGCCCGCGCAAGTCCTTCAATAACTGTGGACATACCACCGATACCAGCCATGAGGCAGGCTTTCCATAATGGTACACCTGCGATAGCGCCCGCTCCAACCACACCAAGTGCTGAGGCGGCAAATACTGCCAGAATCCGCATGCTGATGGCTTTAATGTTTGTAATATCGTTCATTATTGGTCCTCTCCAAACAATGATTGCTGTCCCTCAATCGGTTGACCGCGCTTAGTCTTAGGCGCTTTCTCTTCCTTACCGCGTCGTACACGACCCACCAATGTGTTACGCGCCTCACGAACAACATCGGGGTGAATTGCTTCTACCCCTTCGTTTCCGTCATACTCGTGCATGTAGTTGCTAAAAAGAGGCATGACTCGCCCTGGTGGTACCGTTGCTCGCTTTGGCACATCGCGTTTGTCAACAACACCAAACTTTGCAAGATGGCGGACAACTCTGTGGCTGTCCCGTGTCAGAGAATGGTCAGGGATTAACGGCAAACCAGCCTCAGTGGCATCCTGGTGGGCAAGAGCCATGAGACTCATTGCCGTGGTGTTATTACCACCCATAGTTCCAGCCATCATGGACAATTTACGGTGTGCTGGTTTACCATAGTTAGCGAATAGACGACCTTGACGGACAGTCTCTGCATTTCTATTTTTATTGTAATCCTTGGGGTAGTAAATTTTGTCTGTTGATTCTTCTTTAGTCCACTGGGTGTCATCGTGGTGTTCTACTTGAACTAACCCCAAATCTCGCTTACTATGTGGGTCAAACGCAAAATAGGTAGTTTTTGCGGGTGAACGCCTACCACCTGAATCTTGGGCTGGTGTATGGAATCTACGGTATTCAATCGGCATACGCCTAATTGTACTATATGTAGATACTTCCTATTTTTTAAGGATTACCCAAAACTCAAATGTATGCGGTGTAGTTGGGTACATTGTCTCAATAGAAAAGTTAATTAATCCAAGATCGCGCAAATCATGAATAATGTCGGTAAAACTTTCTGGAGTAAAATACCACGCATGGTCGTTACGGAGTTCACCGTTTAAAGCCTCATATTCTTCCATTGCCTGCTTTAAGCGTTCAATACGACCTACACCAGGAAAAATAGGATTATCAGTAAATAACCCATGGTTACCAGTCCAATGTGACCCAGGATCGTTGTGAGTCATGTATAGGCGGGATTCCAGCAGGGATGACGGTGAATGCCATTTACGCTTCTCTAGGTGGGCAGAAAGGATATCAGTAATGCGAGACTGATTCATAAAGTGATCAAAGCAGTAGCGATAGTCGGGGACTAATGCAAAGTACCTACCGCCGTCATTAAGTAACTTTTCTACCTGCTGTAGGTGACTAACGAAGTCAGGCTGGTGCTCAATCACATGACTACTCAAGACGCTATCAAATGTCTCGTTTACAACCGATAAATCAGTTGGTTCAGCGACCCAATGAATGTGGGGGATACCCTGCGTAGTAATACCCACCAACCCAGCCTGTTCATGTAACTCTTCTGTAGAGTACACATCCACATACTTGACATGTGCTCCATGTAACAGCGGGCTGTTGAATGGGCCAATCTCCAAAGCGCTTTGTTGTGGGACTAGTGCGGCGAATTCACCGCGGTGAGTAACTTGTTGTGTCATACACAAACAATAGCAGTTATTCGTCCCACAGGCTCAGTTGTGTATGTTGTTTACCCTTTTTAGAACTTCCGAGTAGGTCTCGTATACGGGTACGAGCGGCGGGTACTCGGGAAGATAAATCCTCTAAAGCATCCGATCCATGTGTATAAGCACCCATATGTCTATTAGCCAATACTGATCCACTGTTCCAAAATGTGTGACTATTCATCACATCTCCTGCGGTTCTACCTTTTGGCATATCCTCAGAAGGAATATGACCCTCTGCGTGTAAACGGTCAACTAGGGCACCGCTATGGGCAGACAGGTTTTTATCTGGTACCACATTTTTACCAATAGCCTCAGTAGAAGCATTATTAGCAATACCAATTAAATTCATAGCAGAAGTCTTACCAGCAAGGCTGTTCTCTGAATACAGTCCAGTTACTACTCTTTTTGCAGGAACATTCCTGTGACCAAACATAACTAACTGCTCACCAGGCTCTGCATAACGAGTGTAAGGAGTGATATCCAAATTACTTTCATTAACTGGAGTGTCCGTATGCGTCATTTCATCATCCACCACAGGTTTTCCTGTGTGGAAGTTGCTTTCTTGGGTGGCACTAACCTCTGGATGATGTTGTACAACTAATCTTGAGATAGCATCACCATCTTTATTGTGTGCTAAGTACTCCAAATATGCATCATCAGGATTACTTTCTTTATCTGATACATCATATTCTCTATTTACAACGCGCGAATACCTAGTCATTCAAACCCCTCTAACTGGAGTTGTTCAGATTTAGGCTCTGCATTAAGATTTGGTGCAGATCGCCCCATCGCTTGACGAATACGAGCCTTTGCATGAGGCAATCGTGAGTTTAAGTCTTGGCTCGGGGTCTGGTTACTGTGGGGATAACGATCAAGTTTGTTTTCTGCATAATTAAAAGTAATACCGTTATCAAATACCCTTCCTGGCATATCCTCAGCAGAAATAGCACCAGATTTATGTAACTTATCAACTAATGACTTACTACGCGTAGAAAGATTGCTAGATGGTTGTAAAGACCTACCAGTTGTAGTTGTAGAGGCAATATCAGCCATACCCACCAAGTTCATAGCGGCTGTCTTACCAGACAAACTGTCACGAGCGTATAACTCATGCACCTGAGATCGTGCTGGTCTGTGGTAAGTTCCAAACATTACTAATTGCTCCCCTGACTGAGCGGGGCGAGTTAAACCATCTTGCCAATCAAGGGCAGTATCATCATGTGCCCTCTGACCATCAGCAATTGGTGTAGTTTCGGCTAATCCTGTGTTTGCATTACGACCATAGATATCCATGGCTGTACTGGTATGACCTGGGTCATGTGCAATAACAGCCATGGCAATGGCTTTACCAGACTTGTCATGTGCGAAGTACTGATCCATCCCACCATAACTATCACCCTGTGGCACATAGTCGGATGATCTACCCTGCTCTTTATCACTGGGTGGTACATAACGAGAATAGCGAGTCATTCAAAGCCCTCTAACTGGAGTTGCTCATTCTTAGTCTTAGTCTTAGGACCTTTACCCATTACCTCACGAATATGAGCACGGGCGGCAGGTACTCGTTCTGTTAAATCTTGGTAACCCTCATGCGATCCATAATCTTCATCTTCTAATATTTTATTAGAATGCCAAAAATCATTTTTATTACTATATTTTGGATCAAATTGGAAAGACTTATCAACCGCACCGGACTCAACTAGCCTATTAACTAATGCACCACTGTGGCTAGAAAGATCACGAGATGGTTGTAGGTGTCTACCAATTCTGGCTTTACTTGCGATGTCAGCCATGCCTAGAAGTGTCATAGCGGCTGTCTTACCAGCCATACTGTCTTTGGAATGCAACAGACTAACTGAACTACGAGGTGGTTCGTAGTTATGCCCAAACATAACTAACTGTTCACCAGACTCAGCGGGTCGCGTAAAGCCCCTATCCCATCGTGGGGCATTATTACCGTTGTCTGGTGTAATTCCTGAATCATGGGTTCTTTCATTATCAATAATGTCACGGTCAGGGTCTTCCTGAATATTTCTATATTGATCAGTAGAGTCTGAATATCGTGTACGGGTGGTATCTAAGGATGTGTAACCCTGTACCGACATTCCGGCAATGGCTTTTCCATCTTTATCATGCGCTAAATATCTATGGGTCCTCTGCTCATGATAATCATGTTCTGGGTCTGGGTTTGAAAAGTCATGCTGAGGATAACCTGGCATACCAGAAATAACTCGTGAGTACCTAGTCATTCAAAACCCTCCAGTTGTAACTGTTCGTTCTTAGGCTCAGTATTAAGAGTTGGTACTGAGCGTCCTAAGATTTGGCGAATACGAGCCTTTGCATGCGGTAGGCGATGATTAAGGTTAATAAGTTCACCATTGTCAAATTTACTTGTATGTTGGGTATCTAAAACTCGTGCGGCATCAGAAAAATCCATGTCGTTACCTTGAATTAATTTATCAGGTAAATCTTCCTCAGGAATAGCACCTTTTTTATGTAACTTTTTAACTAAACCTAAACTATGCTCTGACAAGTTATCATCAGGCATTAAGCCACGACCAAGGGCATCCCTAGATGCATTATCAGCCATACCAAGGATATTCATAGTCGCAAGTTTGCCAGCCGTACTATCTCGGGCATATAAACTCGTTATCTGTCTACGAGTAGGCTTATGCTCTATACCAAACATTACTAATTGCTCACCGGGTTTTGCGGGACGAGTGTTAGTCCCATCATGAAAGTAATCGTCTTTACCAGGAACTGGCTTAGATTTAGCATCTGTGCGTTCTAAATCAACAATAGGTGTTTGCGCTACATGCACAAAATCACCAGGTGAAGGCATTGGGCGACCAGGGGGGTTATTTACCACCCTACGGTGAGGAGGGACTAGGTGCTCTAGGTGGTTCGGGGGCTGGCGCACTTGTCTCGTGGGAGCAGTCATGCGAGTGAATGTCTGACCGTGCGTTTGCGCTACTTGGGCATATACCAGAGAGTTACCATCACGGTCATGTGCCATGTAATCAATAATTCTTCTACGGCGATCTGGTATGTCCTCGTTACCGCCTACATAGTCATGAGACAGGGCAGTGTAACTACCGGGAGTATCAGGAGATATGCGCGAATACCTAATTGCATCTTCTTTTTTGTCTTTTGCCATAGAACTATTTTACATTAAATAGTTAGTAGATGCCCTCACAACAGGCGTCTCTTTGCCCACAATCAACGCACTTATAGTGTGCATGCTCAGGACGCAATTCTCCGCCACAATAGACACACTGTGTGGAGGTATCGCATTTATCATCAGACATAATTAAGCGGCAAATTTTTACTACTCCGCGGAAGGATTAGTAACCCTAATCAGCCCGTGTAATCGGCACGGTTTTTGTAAGCCTCGCGGATATCCTCACGGCTGTACGACTCGTCCGTGTCGCCAGCATCACGGTTCTGGCGGTACTCGCGGAGCATATCCTCTGCGTCGTATTCATCAACAGAGTCAGTGATGAACTTGCTGTTGCGCTGGCGCATGGGGCTGGCGATAGAGTGCGACATACGGAACTCGTCCTCAGCCTCACCTTCGTCATACTGGTCTGCATGATCCATCCGTGAGTCTTCCAAGTAACCACCAAGTACACGACTGAGGCGGGTAAGGTCAGAACGACCACGGAAACTACGGTTCTCGTTAGGGAACTGTTCGGACATATGCGCTGGTTTCTTGGCGATTGCCTTCTTCAGCGGTGCAGACTTTGCCTCAGCGGCAATCTTTCCTGCCATTGATTTTTTCATAGCCATGGGAGACTCCTTATCGGGTAATGCTTACTATTATATATCAGAATTAGTTCTCGCTATAGCCAAAGTACTTTTTTGGTCTTCCGTACATATGTTTGTACTCATCAGTGGTGTTATACATAAAGTTATTATCATGGATCACGGGAATATCTACCTGATGACCTTTTTCTTCCAAATCTAAGGCGACTGAGAGGCGGTGATGACCATTACCCATACGGAACTTATCCCTGCCAGTATTTGTTAGGACGATGTGGTCCTTGATGCCATCAGTTTCAATACCATCATGTAATCCTGAATCTTTAGCCTCTTGAAGTTTCTCTTCATGGAGGTCGCTGTAGGGGTAATCGCGTGGATCATCAATGCCACCCCCTGCAGCATCCATAAAACCACTGATTTTGTTCAAAATCTCATGTGGACGCATGAACATCTGCAACTGTTCGGGGTTATCGCCAGGATTTCTAGTCACTTTGGCGAATTGTTTGCTGATATGTGCTCTCATGGCTTGTACAGCAGAGCCTTCTTGATAACTCCTGCCTTCTTGTCGGCAATGCCCTCCGGCCCAGCGTCCCGCTCGGAGCGGTAGCGGTTAATACCCCTCTGCATATCACTTAACAATTCTTCTCGCGGTATGGAGTGGTGGGTAGATGTCTTTGGATCACGGATAGACAATTCATAATCAACCAACCTATTCGCTAGTCGGGGTGTTGGGCGATACAAAATAGATCGGAATTGGTCAATGCTTACTTTGTCCTGCATGCTTATTATTTTACACTAAGAATAGGGTTACTCAGAGCGTGGATATGCAGGATTTTCATTATAACGGTTATAATGTATGGGTAAACCATCCACTTGATCTTTTTTTGTATAAGTAATAGGTATAAATGAGTGATCATCAGCGGATGCCACCCTGTGGTACCCATTCTTGATTTCTATGGTCCTACCAGATACACCTAGTTCTACGGGATTTACAATGCCATGTCTCTGTACGCTTTTATATACTCCACTATTAATTGCCTCAATACCCTTACGATCCCAAAATTCATCCTCAGGTGTCGTGTAACGCCGTTCATTTGTATATGGGTCTCGGATCGTACGGCTACCTGCATCTTCCACATCAGCAATATCTAGGTCATTGTCTACTGGTAGTGAGCGCAACCAACTCTTTGGCATAAACAGTTGATCATTTAAGTGGTGGAATGCTGCCATTTTCTAATTATATATCAGAATAGGGCTACATTTGGGCGAATTAGGGGTACCCCATCTGAGCATAGAACCGGTCTCGCTCCTCAGAATAGGGCTATTTGGCAGTTGGGCAGTGCTTGGCTCCTCGCCTCTACCCCCCCACCGATTTCCCGACCCCACTTAACCATGGGGGGGGTACCCCCACCCGTATCCCCACCGACCGACCGCCTACCTCCCTGTGTCTCCTATGCACCTGACGGATGACTGTTCGGATGGGGCGCGAAAACATCAATGAAATCAGGCTTATTTGTGCGTATGCACACACTTGTTGCATATGCAACAACTTGCCAAATCGCTCAAATGCTCAATGTTTGAGCGGTTTCGTGGGTCGTTGGGCGCATCGCCCCAGCGTGTGGGTATAATTCAAAGTAGTTGCAAATGCAACAACCCCTAGGTTTGGGACTACCTCGGAGGCTCGGGGGATGGTTGGGGGATAGGGGTAGGAACTGACGCTTGGCGTCGTGTTATCCACAGTAATTCTATTGTTATGACATATCCCCTGCATATCGGTATCAAATGCACCAACTACTCGGCACAGCCCATTTAAATCGCTTCTGACAGCCTCTACCCCCTCTCCGCCCCTTCCACCCATTCTCCCCCCTTAGAGGCGATCTGAGAGGAAATGAGGGCGCGCTCCGTGTACCAAAAACCCCTGTAAACATTGGGCTTTTTAGCCATTTCTGACCTAACAACTGATATCAGGCAAAAACCCCTAAAAAACCCCCTAAAAACCCCCGAAAACCTCCCCCCAAAAAGTGCCCACACGCTGGGCATTTGACAGCATCCCCTAATGGAGTTTGTAAGACCAGTTAGTACAAACCGAGCAACTGAGACATCTCACTGCTCCCCACAATTCCTTGACAAACAGCCAACAGTGCTCAGACAGACAGGTAGTCCTGCCCCACCTAGTGGGAACGCCATCCAGTTCGGCGGTAGACGAAATGCATTGTGCAACCTGAAAATCTGCCCACCTACTAACTCAGAAAACCATGAGACAACACCTCTGATCTGAAGCGCCCAAACAATTTCGGGCTTCTCCAGTATCAACGGTCAGTCATGTAGAACGAGCAGTGCCCACCACGCCAGCCTGACAAGCAGTGTGCCAAGCCGTAAGTCTCGGTGTCCCACCATGGGACAGGTAGTGACTGGTCAGCAGAGCGTGACCCCAAACACTCAAGCATCACAGGCACTCGCCGTGATGGTTTCCCCCCAGCAGATGTCTGCGCCACGGGGGATGACCGAGATGCGCCCCAGCGACGCTGGTGAGTATGAGGGCAAGCGCCGAGCCGATACGACGAGCAACTTCACCAAGATCAAGTGACCAGCGAATGCACCGCCACCTGTGCCTGCTGGAAGTCCGATGGATACCCAATACAAACAACGATGTATCGGCGCCTAGCAAGCGTCAAGGTTGGCGAGCCGTTCATAAAAGATTGCAGTGCATCCAATCCCCTCGGGTGAAGCAAGGGAGGGGAGTCCACCGATCTTGGACTCATACATGATCGTCGCAATTTGGGCAGGCGCCTCGGGCGTAGAGATCAAACTCACCTGTCCGCTACTGTCCCACCGTGGGACAGTTCAACCACCACCAACGCCTGAGGAGGCACACCATGAAGACCACCGACCGCCCCGTAGGACTCGCCAACTTGCTCGCTGGCAAACCAACCACCAACACAACCAAGGAGACCAAAGTGTCAACCACCACCACCAAAAAAGCCCGTACCCACACCGCCAAGCCTGTCGCTGTTGAAGCGCCTGCCGAAGTCGTTGAAGTCAAGGCGACTCCTGCCGACCTGACCGCCTTGGCTGTTGCCGAAGCCATCAAGTCCGAGAGCGCCGTTGCCGACGCCAAGTTGGCGCTCCGCTCGGCATGCATCGCCGTGTTCAACGCCAACGAGGCTGGTGTCTCGTTCCGTGCCCTTGAGTTGGCAAGCAAGAATGCTGGCGCCAAGATCGGTAAGTCCACCTACGCTCGCTACGCCAAGGCTGGCGCCATCCTCATCAAGGATGAGAGCGCCGACGCCCTTGAAGTGCTCGCCAAGATCAACAAAGCCGAAAAGGGCGAAGCCAAAAAGGCTGAGAAGTCTGCCAAGGCTGAAGCCGAGACCGAGAGCGCCGAGAGCGACGCCGACAGCACCGACGAGGCAGTGGTCGCTCTGACCGTTGCCGAGATCGTTGCACAGTTGACCGAGCATGGCGCCGAAGCCATTGCCGATGTCACCGCCAACCTGATCGCATCGCTTCAGGGTGACCACGAAGTGTTCGCCACGCTCGCCGTGGCACTGCTCCGTGCCAGCGCCAACACCGTGCCCCTTGATCAGCAAGATCGGGGCAACCTGTTCAATGCAAGCGCCGACGCCCTCAGCGCCTGATCAACCTCGGGGTGAGTGTCCCACGGTGGGACACTCGCCCCAACCATTCACCAATCACCACCAACGCCTAGGAGGCAACCATGAAGACCACCACCACCGCCAACATTCAGCGCTATGGCTGGGTAGGAATTGAAAGCAAAAATGAGTTCACTTGGCTTCAGTTCACCAACTACACAGTCGTCAAAGACGAGGGCAAGTACAGCCAGTTCATTTTCCGTGGCGTCAACCCCCTCCTTGGCTCCGACGGTGATTGCAGTGTCGTCGTTGATGCTGACAGCGTTGAGGGCATCTACGAGGTTGAAAAGCGCCCGTGCACACTGCTCAACGAGGACACACCCGTGACCATCTACGGTCTTGATTCTTGGGATCGCCTGACCTCCGACGAGGACTACGCCAACTACCCCCTCTGATAGTCGCCCCATCCACCAACCATCAACCACCAACCCGAGGAGTCAACATGACCATCAACCGAACACCCGAGCAAGCATGCGACCGAGTCGCCAGTGCATTCCGTGACCACTTCACCATGAACATCCTCACGGGTGGGAAGTACACAGAGGCGCCCGTGGAACTGGCTCAGATCGCCGTTCAAATCCACTCGGCACTCGTGCCGTATGCAGGTCTCAGCGACAGCGACCGAGTGTACAACTACCGCTCGTTCCTTGAAGAGTGTGGCTTTGACCCACTGTTCGCCCACGAGTTCATCAGCGACGATGAGCCTGACGGCATCTACTGATCGCTCAACCTCGGGGTGAGTGTCCCACGGTGGGACACTCGCCCCACAAACATCTGATAGTGAACAACGACGCCTGAGGAGGCAACATGAAAACAGTATGGACAGCAAACGCCCAAGAAGTCATTGACACGCTGATCTACTCGGGAGCCGAGACCTACGAGTGGTATCGCAAACTGGACATCACCGATGAAGAACAAATGGTCTGCAAGATGGAGACGGGGGAAACGACCGACGATGGCAAGATCATCACCAAGTCGGTCACCTTCAGCCCGAGCCGTGCCAAGGCGGTCGTCAACGACATCATCAAAGAAAAAAAGGCTGGCTGGCAAGTCGTTTTGAGCGCCGTGGACAGCGACGACTTTGACTCAGACGCCTCCGATGTTGTGCTCCAGCACATCGTGCTCGGTGACCTCGTATTCGGGTGACCGAGCCTCGGGGTGTCCCACGGTGGGACACCCCAACCGATCTCAACCAACCAACCAAACCAACCACCAACCAAAGGAGACCCGACATGGGACTTGACCAATACCTATCAGCCACGAAGTTCATCAGCGGTAGTCAGTGGAGCACGGACTACGAGCGCCGACTCCACGCCGACATCATCTCGGCAGTGAATGCGCCCAGCATCGTTGAAGATGAATGCCCATACATCACCGTGGACATCACGGTTGCCCAGTGGCGCAAAGCCAACGCCATCCACAACTGGTTCGTGAGCAATGTCCAGCACGGCGAGGATGACTGTGGCAAGTACAGCGTCAGCCACGAGCAGTTGTGGGAACTCCACGAAGTCTGCCTCAAGGTGCTGGGCGAGTTTGCCTACGGCGAAACCGTTGACGGCGAATGGGTGTCCGAGCGTGGCGTCGCCATTGCTGAGGAGTTGCTCCCGACAACCTCGGGCTTCTTCTTTGGAGGAACGCAATACGACGACTGGTACTTGGAGGGCTTGCGGTACACCAAGGACATCCTGTACAAGGTGCTCACCGACCTCATCCCGAACAAGGGATGGAAGTTTGAGTACTCGTCGTCGTGGTGACCAATAAGGGGAGTGTCCCACGGTGGGACACTCCCCTACACTTAAGATAGTGACAGATAAGTAAACCACCACCAACCAAAGGAGCCACCATGGCATTGTCCGACCGTACCAACGCCCGAAGCGCCACTGACATCCTCGCTGAGGCTGTCGCCAAAGTCAGCACGGGCTTGCGCCCGTTCTCGGGTCGCATCGCCCCTGAGGGCATCGTAGAGCACACGCTCGCCATCCAGCCGATGCCTCACCAGTTAGTCATCGGTGAGGTTGTCAAGGCTGGGCACACTCGTCTCTTGATCGCTGACGACATGGGCGTAGGTAAGACCTACAGCGCCCTGTTGGCGCTTGATGAACTCAACGCCTACCCAGCCCTCATTGTGTGCCCACCAGCATTGGTGATCAACTGGGAACGCTCCATCAAGACCGCCCTGCCCCACCGCTCGGTGTCTCGCATCTCGGGTCAGAAGCCCACGAGTGTCCCCAACACGGACATCGTGATCTGCCCCGACTCAGTCATCCAGTATTGGGCGCTGGCTCCAGTCGCCCAAGTCAACTCATGGGCACGAGCCAATCAAGGGAAGAAGCGTGAGCAACGCACGCCGAAGCCCGTCAACATCCTCGCCAGTCACCCGTGGGCTGGCTTGGTGCAGGATGAGGCTCACCGCTCCAAGTCCGAGGACTCGGGTCGTAGCAAGGCAATGGTGACCATTGCCAAGCACCTCACCCCCGAGGCTCCGATCTTGTTGCTCTCGGGTACGCCGATGTTGTCCCGACCAGTGGAGTTGATTCCACTGCTCAACATCCTCGGTCACCTGCCTCGTTTCGGCGGTGCGAGTCGCTTCAAGACTCGGTATTGCGACCCCGTGTTCAACGGCTTTGGTACGACATTCAATGGCGCCACCAATGTCAAGGAACTCAATGAGCAACTCACCCAGTGGGTGATGATTAGGCGCAAGCGTGAGGATGTCATCATCCTCCCCGAGTTCTCTCGGTACATCACGCCCGTCGCTCTCACTGGCAAGGCTGTGACGGACTACAAGCGAGCAGTCCGTGACCTTGAGGAGTTCCTCCAAGAGAAGCGAGACGACGACAAGTTCTCGCTCAACGACCGTGCCCACGCCATCGTTCTGCTCGGTCAACTCCGACAGATCGCTGGTCTCGGCAAGGTGTCCACTGCCGTGGATGCCACGGTCAGCCTCTTGGATGAGGGCGAGCAAGTGTTCCTCGTGACCGCCCACAAGGAGGTCGCTTGGAAACTCCGTGAGTCCCTCATCGCTGAGGGTGTGGATGCTCGCACAATCGTCTCCGTGACTGGCGACGACTCGGGCAAGCAGAAGCAAGACGCCGTTGACAAGTGGCAGGCAGGCACGGCTCGTGTCCTGATCGGCAACATCCAAGCGGTGTCCGAGGGACTCACGATGACATCGGGTGCGACGATGATCACGGTTGAACTTCCGTGGACACCGAGTGCCCTTAAACAAGCCGAGGCTCGGCTCCATCGGTACGGGCAAACACGCCCGTGCACCAACAACATCCTCGTCAGTGCCCTTGATGGCGACTCGTCGGTTGACGAGCGTCTGTGGGGCATGCTGGAGGGCAAGGCAGGCGTCGTCGGCGCCATCCTTGACGACGAGGCTGAGACCTTAGTCGGCGGTTCAACAGCCAACGAATTGTTGGACTCGTACCGCTGACTAACAGGGGAGTGTCCCACGGTGGGACACTCCCCACAAATCAAGATAGTGAACCACCAACCATAAGGAGAACCACCACCATGTCCACCACCTACAGCACTGAAGCCACGCCCAAGCAAGTCCAGTTCCTGCTTTCGCTTTGGAAGCAACTCAACGAAGTCGTCGTTGATACTCAAGACCCAGCCAGCAACTGGTCGGGCGACGATGCTCAGACCATCAAGGCTGACAACCTCTTATCTAAGACCTTGGTTGAACTTGATAAGGCAGTCGTTACAAAGTTCGTCAACAGCGAGAAGATTGTCCTCAGCACGGTTGAGGTGATCGGGTTTGCCGAGGGCGCAGAGTCCATCGCCAAGTCAGAAATATCAACAGCGATTGATGTGCTCAAGAGACTGCTTGACTCAGCCAAGGCTGAACGAGCCACATGGGGCTTGCCCACGGTTGCCCCCGACTGGGTCAGCAAGTACCCAGCAGTCCCTGCCGATGCCGAGAAGGTTATTGAGGCGAAGTTTGCCAGCAAGTGCTCGGTGTGCGGTAAGCGTGACCAGTACATCGCCTACCTCAAGGCTGGCTGGCATGCCCTGTGCCAGTCGTGTGCCCACAGTGACGGGAAGACTGACGACCGCATTGACGAGGGCATCCAGCGAGTCCTGACAGCCGTTGGCAAGGGCAACGCCAAGGCTGGCAATGTCGGTCTCGCAGTGCCCGATCTTGACGAACTTGACGGGTTCGCCTACTACCGAGTCAGTCGCTCAGGCGTTGCCAAGGTCATCGGTGGTTCGCACTTCAACTCAGTGCAGAACCTCCCACAAGACAAGCAGGATGCTGTCCTTGCCGACCTAGTCAGGTACGACCTGCCCGAACTGGCTCGTGCGTTCGGCATGCACTTCAAGGTGTGCGGTGTCTGCGGTCGCACACTCAAGGATGAGCACAGCCGAGCCATCGGTATCGGCTCGGACTGCCTCGCTGGTCTTGGCTGATCGGTTGGGGTTGGGCGTTGTGGTGGCGCCCAGCCCCAGTGTCCCACGGTGGGACAGCACAACTACATCACACCCAATCGTTAGACCTACACAACAACAAACAAGGAGAAACATCATGTCCACAAAAACCACCGAAATCTACGAGATTGAGATATTCAAACTCGGCGCTCTGCGCTGGTTCACTCGCATCTACCGAGTTGAGCCGAATCCATTCGCAGACGACCTCAAGAACCTCGTTTGGAATATCACCACCAACACCCAGTGGGGAGCAAATAGAGAAGCCAACCGACTCATCCGTGAGTTCGCCATTCTCGGGGGCGAAGCAAACGACCGCAAGACCATTACCCATACGGAGGAATCAAAATGAAGACCATCAACCCAATCATCAACCATCAAGGGTGGGCGCTAGTCACCGACCCCGATCTTGCCAACCCAGCATGGGTTCAGTTCCAGTCCTGCGAGTTTGTGGCGAATAAAACTGGCGACCTCGTCGCCTACCAGTTCCGTGGAGTCAACCGCACCATCTCTGAAGATGGGATGGCGTACTGGCATTGGACTGACATCGCCCTGATTACATACAGCGTGGAGCGCCCACTGCATCACCTCGCTGATGCTGACGAAGTCACCATCTATGGCTTTGAGACCATCACATGGACAAACCGCCGTGAAGACGAACTACGGGAACAAGCACGACGGGCATACGCACGAAGCAGAGGGGAATCGGTATGACCAAGTACATCGTTCACATCGGAACAGGAACAATCATCAATGCCGACGAGTGTGTCGTCGTTGACCTAGACAAACTGGATGACTACGACACCGAGTTGTTCAATGATGGATGGGAAGACGACATCGTTGACATTGCCAAGCGTGTCGGACAACAACTACAACCACAAGGAGAGCAATCATGAAGACAGTGACCATCACACAGTGGTACGAGTTCAGCGTTGTCGCTGAGGTGCAAGTGCCCGACGACTACGACACCGTGGACATTCAGGAAGCCTTTGAGGACTTCCCGATCAGCATTGATGTCAAGGTGCGAGACGATGAGGGTTGGTTTGGAGAAGACCACGCCGTCATCTCATACATCACCGAAGACCTGACCACCACTGGTGGCATTGAAGTAATTGAACCCGAACAACCCGAAGGAGAAACAGCATGAGCAAGCCCACCGCCCAACAGATCATTGAGGAACACAGCACGATCATTGTCACCGCATTGGAGGACTACCGAGAATGGTGGTCAGGCGATGCTGGAGACGAAGAGGTCGTCGCTCAGATTGACGAAGCGATTGATGCGATCAACGGCTTCAGCGCCGAGGACACCACACTGGTGGCGACGCCCCCGTTCTACACCCACCCCGACAGCAACGCATTCATTAGTTGGGACTGAGATGAGCGACGACTGGTACTGCTGTGAGTCCACGGGCGTCAAGCCCGTGGGCTTCACCTACTACCCCAATGTGACCGTGTGCGATACATGCGGTTTGAAGTTCCCGTACTACGACTGCGAGTGCGAACTTGTCCACCACTGTCCCACCGTGGGACAGTAACTCTTACCTAAAAACAACGCCTAAGGAGGCAAACAAAATGGCAACATCCGTTACAAACCCGATTGAGTTTGAGTTTGAGTATCGCTTGATTCAAGCCGAGCGACACCTCAAGAGTGCTTTTGACGACTACGAGTACGAGACCCGTACCCTCTGCAAGTTGGCTAACGAGCGCCTGAACGACAACATCGGTCGGGGCACAGAAATCCTTGTAAGCAAGGCAGGTCGCCTGCTCGCACTTGAGACCAAGATTGCTGAACTGACCAGTTTGATTGAATGCCTCAGCGTTCTCAAGGAGGCACATGAACAAGCAATCATTGTCCAAGGTGTAACAGCCGTGACAAGGTACATCAGCAGACACGAATCCGACAACGACGACGACAACGCCTGAGGAGGCAACCATGCAGGTATATCAATTTCAGATCAAGTGGAAAGATGAACTCGCTGACGAACCGCAGTGGCGATCATTCGCCATCGGCAAGTACGACGAGGACACCGTTGATGTTCGCTTTGACGATTCAATCTTCTTCTATGTGGAGAGCGCCGAAGAGATCATTGCACTGACCAACCCCGACAACGACGAAGACTTTTATGTCATAGGAGGCATTAACCAATGAGCAAGATTTGTTTTGAAATACTGACCGAGTTGCAGTACTACTCGGGCATCGGTCAGAAGTGGGATTACTTCTACATTGAAGAAGAGTTAGTCCCAGCCGACTGGAGCACCACCAGCCTTGACGACAAGTACGACTTCCTCAACGAGGGCGGTTACTGGCACTCGGGATACTCCACCGATGTCATTGATGAGTACGGCAAGATCGTTGATGTTGATGAGAACGGCGACGCGGGCGAGCAGGATGAAGTTGTCTGCTCCTGCGAGATCGTAGTAAGTCAGGAGAAGGAAGGATTTCTCCTCATTGGTTATTCGTTAGATAAGCAACCAAACAGTTACTTACACACAGAGGATGAATGATGAATCCATTCAGCAAGTTAATCCTCATCGGCGCAGGAGCCAGCCTCGTGCTGGCTCTTGCGAGCCGAGATAGTGACCAGCCCACATGCAAGATTGCCTTCCATGGCAACGGCACATGGGATGCCATTGGTTGGGACATCGCCCTTGATGGTCTCAACAACTGTGACCTACCCATTCAGTATGGTGACGCTCCCGTCATCGTTAGTCCAAACGGAACATGGAGATACAAATGAGCAAGCCAATCATCAACCTGTCCCCCGAGGCGAAGCGTCGCCTCCAAACAGAACGCCGTCGCATCGCTCGTGATCAGAGCAAGAGCGCTCTCGTAGAGATGGAGAAAGCCCGTGGCTCGCTCCGTTCCGATTCTAGGAACCAAAGGAATCGCACCAAGGAATCACAGGGAATTGCGATCATACGCAACCTCGTGAGCCTGTGTCGTGCGGTCAATGCATCGTTCGGTGTCTCAGTACCGATTCACATGGGCGAAGCGCCTGTGGGCAGTAAATCACCAGTGGCGTATACAGACGGCACGAAGATCGTCGTTAAGTACCCCATGCCAGTCACTGCCGATGAGGCTGGCAACACGGTGTACATCAATGACATTGAATCGCTCAAGCGATTGGTCAGCGAGGTCAAGGCGCTCCAGTATCACGAACTAGGACACATTCTGTTCAGCCAGCACATCAACTGGATGATGGCAGACTGTGGCTACGGCAACGAGGAGTGGGTCAAGAAGTACCCCACTCTGTCACAAGAGACAGCCACAAGTGTGCGCCGTGCATGGAACATCTTGGAAGATCAGCGCATGGAAACTGCACTGGTCGCTCAGTCACCGTACCTCGCTCGCTACCTGACCTACTTGAGCGTCAACTGGATTCTCAATGAGGCGAACTGGAGCACCGACAACGGTGGCATTGACAAGTCATCCGAGAAGGGAATCGCCTGCCAGTATTTGTTAGTTATCAATCGTCGGTTCTTACCCATAGAACTACGCCGTAAGTCACGGAATAACTTCAACACTTACTTTGGCGATTACGCCACTGTCTCAGCCGAAGAAGTTGTTCGGGAGTATTGCCGAGCAACATCGGTTGAAGACAAGGTCGTCGCTGTCATCAAGTTCCACCAGTTACTTAAGGCGCTGGACATCGTTCCTCCACAGTTTGATGACCACACTGGTCATCCCCGTAATGGGAAGCGCCCCGTGCAGGACTCGGCGGATTCGGCTGACGATCAGGATGAGGATGGCAAAGAGATCACCATGGGTAAGTCTAAGGATAAGACTGAACCTAAGGATGACGCCAAGGGTGACGACGAGTCAGAGGGAAGCGGATCGGGCGACCCACACGAGGGTGACGACGACGCACAGGATGGCGAAGACTCATCTGCTGACGGTGACAACACCAATGACAGTGTGAACGAGAGTTCAAGCAACGCCGACGATGATGGTAAGTGCAACAACGATGGTGATGCCAACGATGATGGCGAGGGTGGTGGTGCTGGCGGTGACGGTGGCACGGAGAAGCCACAGCAAGACGCCGATGACGCTGGCACATCCGAGGATGACACGACCTCTGACCTCAAAGAATTGTTGGATGAAATTGAGAACGAGATTCACAATGACTCCGACATTGAGGACACAGTCCGAGCCATCAACGAGGACTTCAACCGAGGCGACATCAAGCAACTCGCTCCTGAGTTGTCAGGCACGGCAATGGATGACGAGGGCGCCAACCGAGCACGGGACATTGCTTACCGACTCGGCACGGCGTTTGACTCGGCGTCATCGTCAGCCCTGCCAATTTGGGAAGAGGGTCATCGTGAGGGTGTCATCAACGCCTTCCGCTACCGCACTCGCAACGCTGGTGACAACGAGTACCGTCGCACACTTACCTCAACGGGTAACACTGGCTTAGACATCGCCGTAACTCTTATGTTAGATACGAGCGGTTCAATGTCCAGTGTTGGTCGTGAGTTGGGCGTGAGCGGATTCGCCGTCAAAGAAGCCTGCGACCAAGTCGGCATTGACTGCACCGTGGTCACCTTTGACTCAGACTCGCAAGAGTTGTGGCGAGCGATTGATCGCCATGTTGAGCCAGTCGCCTTAAAGCCAGGTGGTGGAACTAACCCCACAAGTGCATTCAATGTGTTGGATTCACACCGTGAGGAGCAGAAGTACCACCTCGTCATCATCCTCACGGATGGTGTTTGGAATGGCGATGTCAAGTGCCACGACTACGCCAGTGATGGTCGTGTGTTCTTGGGAGTCGCCTTTGGCGCTGAGGTTGACACTGCGTACCTCCTCAGGGTTGGTTGCGACCAAGTGGTCAACATTGACGCAATAGAGCAACTACCTGAGGTTGTCAGAAACTTTCTTCTGAACTTCCTTGGGTAGGAGTTGTTATCCAAATAATTGAGAGATACCGTCTCTCCCCCACCTCAGTAGTACATGGGGTGGGGAGATCGCAGTAAGTGTCCCACCGTGGGACAGCAGTAATAAAACCTAAACCACCAAATCACCAAACCACAAGGAGAACCATCATGGCTCGCATCAGCGACCTTACAGTTGGCAAAGAGTTTGAAATCTCTGCCAAAAAGTCCAAGACAGTCAGCGCACGATTAGCCGACAGCACTCGGGTTGAAATCCCCGTGGGCGAAACAGTCGTCATCGTCACCAATGAGGTTGACCCCGATGGCACCGAGTTCGCTCGTTGCATCCAAGTCCGTCGCACCAGCGGTGAGGTTGTCTACCTCCTCCCGAAGTTGCTCTCGGATGGCACCATCGTGACCTCAGCAGTTGCGCCAGCAGTCAACGCACCAGCATCGGCTCCAGTAGTCGTCGCACAGAAGCCCATCGTTGACCCGATGGATGTCCGTCTTGACCCGTACCGCCCATCATGGGACTTGCTCAAGAAGTATGTCTCACGCAAGTTGTTCGGTTCAATCAAGGACACCGACCTGTTGCTCCACTACTGGCGCACCCGTGACAACAATGGTTACTCAGCCAATGTCCTTTTTGAGGGCGACACACAGGCTGGCAAGACCATGTTCGTTCAGGTGCTCGCCTGCCTCGTGTCCAAGGAACTGGGCTTCCCCAAGCCCCTCCCAGTGTTCACCCTCAGCGGTTCCGCTGGTGTCACCGACTACGACTTGTTCGGTCAGTCGGTCGCACACATCGGTGCCGATGGCGTGGAGCGCCTCGTGTTCCTCAACGGCATCATTGAACTCGCCAGCAAGGTGCCATGCATCTTGTACCTTGACGAGATCAATATGATGCCCGAGCGAGTCACCTCAACGCTCCACCCAGTCGCTGACGACCGACGCTCGTTCGTCAACCGTCAGAAGGCTGTGGAGTCCGAGGGTGAGTACCTCATGGCTCAGACCAAGATGAACACGGGTTGCTGGATTGTCGGCACCATGAACCCTGCTGGGTACCGTGGTACCTCGCCTCTCAACGAGGCATTCGCCAACCGCTTCACCAAGCGCATCCCGTGGGGATACGACCGTGATGTTGAGACCAAGTTGCTCGGCTCGCCCAGCATGGTCTTGCTTGCGGAATCGCTCCGTGAGGCTCGTCGCCTCGGCTCAATCCAAACACCAGTCGGCACCAAGTTGTTGGTGGATGCCAAGAAAGATATTGACGCTCTTGGCGTTGAGATTGGGTTGGCAGTGTTTGCCTCGTTCTTCAACGAGCGTGAGCGCCCCAAGGTGGAAGCCATCATCAATGACAAGTCCATCCGCACCTTCTTGATTGAAGAGCAGGCTGGCAGAACTCCTCAGGTGGTCGTCGGAGACGACGAACCGTTCTGAGTAAGCAATGTCCTCGCTGGCTGGTACCCCCACCAGTCAGCGAGGCTTTATCAACCACAACAACCAAAGGAAAAACCATGAATCTATTCAAGAGAGTTGCGCTGGCGAATGCCGTTGTAGCGGAACACAATGCAGGAAAAGTACGGGCGGTGATTGCTTCCGAATACGGAATTAGCGAGAACCAAGTTCAGTATTTACTGAAGCATGCTCGTGAGGCTGGCTTGTTTGTTCGCCCCGTCAAGCGTGGTCGTAAGTCAAGCGCACAGACAACCATGCGCCGTGCCGAGATTGCCAACCGCTACCGCTCAGGTGAGTCAGGCCCGAGTATCGCTCGCTCCCTCGGAGTGACCGTAGAAACGGTCTACACGAGCCTCCGCACCGTTGGTGTGGAACGACGCAAGCGAGCCAACACGGAGCGCAACAACTCCATTGTGGTGCGCTACCAGTCGGGTGAGTCGGGCGTCAAGATTGCCAAAGACTTGGCAGTTACGCCCAAGGTCGTGTACGACACGCTCCACCGTGCTGGAGTTGTTATCCGTAAGAAAGAAGTTCTAACCAACGCCTAAGACTTAGACGGAGTGTCCCACGGTGGGACACTCCGTTTGTTGGCGATAGTGACACATCAAACCACAAGGAGAACCACATGACGATTGAGACGGGCATAGACCCGATTGCTGTTTTTGACGAGGCTGTCAAGTTACGACATCTCGCTGGGGCGCTGTACTGCGTAGCACTACATGCCCCATGCACCTGTGAAGGTGAACTCTGCCATGACCCGAATTGCGACGAATGTACAACTGCTGTAAGTAATAACCAAGTATGCCCACGATGCATCAGCATGAGTAGGTACGAGGAATGGGTGGGCATTGAGACCCTCCCAGTCGTACACCCTCATGGGATATGGATTGGGTACACGCCCGTAGAACCACACACCGAAGAGGAGACACAGTGAACAACGAAGGAACCAAAGCCAGCGACTGGTATCTGTACGCCGATACCGACCTGTTTGACCCTGAGAACACCTGCCAGTTTTTCAAATACTGGCAAGCGATCAAGGGCGAACACATTGCTCACTACATCAAGCACAAGGAACTCATTCCGCAGTACGCATTGATTGAACGATTGTGCCGTGAGTTCCCTAGGTACACCGCAGACCAAATGGAAGAGTTGTTCTGCAAGGGTTACGACACCGTGTACGCCGATGAGATTGCCCATGACATTGCCAATAATTACGAAGTAAAAAACGACGAAGAGTTGAACGAATTGACCGAGAATCTCTTTGAGTACATCAAGTCACGCATTGAACAAGATCGCCATGAGAGGGCGGTACTAAAAGCACTGGAGGAAGAATTATGAGCCAGCAACAGGCTTACACGGGGAACTTAGGGATTACTCTTACCGTTCCTGAGGGGTTATATTTCCCCAACCAACATCCTGATCACACAAACACACCTGACTCGGTGTGGGGCGAAGTCGCCCGAGTCATCAGGGAATACCTTGAGGGCATTGGAGCCGAGGTCAATGGAGTCTTCCATTATGCGACCCCGTACAAACACCCATACACCCCCCAAGTACGGTCAAATTACATCATCAACCAAGACATCACACATCACTGAGGAGTGAACAAAATGGATACAACAACAACACCAACGCCTGAGGAGGCAACCGAAATGAATATCTTCCAAAGAAAACAAATAGCAAAAGAAATAGCCCGCGTCCAAAAAACCAGTCAGTTTGAGATGGCAACAAATCTGCTGGAAGAAATAATGATGTTTGTTCCTGTGGACAAAGACCTCACCCCAATGGTTATTTTGGATGCACTTGGCTGTGCAGGGTTGTCACTCACCGTTGGTGAAGACGCTTCACTTACATTTATTGAAATGACAAAAAAAGAAGGAGCAACAAAATGAGCAGTAAATACAAGATCGTTCGTATGTGGAAATCTGATAAGAAAAACAAAACAATCAAGCGTGGACTCACGCTTGAACAGGCTCAAGCACATTGCAAAGACCCAAACACTAGAGAGGCTGGAGTTTGGTTTGACGGATACGAGGAAGAGGTAACAGCATGAACAAGACAGAGAAGAACCTAGTAACGGAGTACATCAAACTTCACAACGAGTGCAAGGTGGCTGAGATTCGTTTGAAGGAAATTGAGAAGGCGCTCAAGCAAGCCATTGACGAGGGCGACGAAGTCGTCGTGGATGGTTATGCGCTGAAGCACATCGCTCAGGATCGTCGGTCGTTTGACGCCATTGCCCTCAAGGACTTGGTCTCACCGTCGCTGTTCAAGAAGATCACCGAGGTCAGTGTCAAGGCAAGCGCCGTAGATAGCGCCATTGAACTTGGTGCCGTTGACGCCGAGGTCATTGACGCAGTCACCGAGTTGAAGCACTCGTCTTACTTGAAAGTGCTGGTGAAGTAATGGACAATTTCAAGCCAGTCTTCAAGATCAGAGTTACCCCAAGCAAGGACTTAGTTGTCCTTGAGGTGTCCGACCCTGACAATCTTGAGGACTTCATCCCGCTGATCAAAGATGCCGTAGATGTCGCTTGTTACGAAGTCATGGAGGTGTACAACGCCGAGGAGGGCGACGCCCGATTCTTCCGTGACTGGGAGCATGCTAAGTCGTACTACGGCAATGAACAGTGGCTCGGGGATGATGAGTTGGGTATCAGCCTTGACGACTTTGAGTGGGATGACGAAGATGACTTTTTATAAGGATAAGAGTAACTATCCTGAACCCCAAATCCCAAAACAATCACCGTACGCAAAGCCGGAAGATAATTACAACGGTGACTACGAACGGTGGAGTCCAAAAGGTAAGCCTAAGTATAAGAAACCCTCAGAAAACATAAAACAAGATCAACGAAACATTTCCAACGAGCCATACCCTATTGAGCCACATCTCACCGAAGACGAGCGTCTCAAAGTCAAGGCTATGAAAGAGGAGTCTCGTCGTAAGTTAGTGGAACTCACCTATCAACGAAAAAAGTTGAAGGAATTAAAAGAGTTAGAAGAGTTAGAAGCAACACAGTCATGCATGTGGTGCGGTGAGGTAATGCCAAGCGAAGAAGAGTTAGAGAAGCACGAACAACAACACTTTGAGGAAGGTGAGTAATGCAAACATTCATACCCTACGGTGATGACTTCACCGCTAATGCCAAAGTTCTAGACCGACAGCGCCTCGGTAAACAGCGCGTAGAGGGTCTTCAGATTCTGAACACCCTGACTGGCGTCAGCACTGGCTGGCGTAACCACCCTGCCGTCAAGGCTTGGGTTGGTCACGAGGAGTTGCTTGCCCACTATGTGTTCGCCATGTGCGACGAGTGGACTGGGCGCGGTTACAAGGACACCTGCCGTGACAAGGTGCGGTCGTTGTTTACGACCATTCAAGACCTCGCTGACCTGCCTCGCTTTGGTTGGCTCGTTGACCCCGAGGTTGCTAACTCACACCGAGCCAATCTTGTCCGTAAGTTGCCTGAGCACTACGGAGTGATTTGGACAGGCGTTGACATATCAACCCCATACAAGTGGTCGTAAGGAGCCGACATGACCGATCAAGGAGCAATGCGAGTCGCTTATCTCAACGCCTTACATCAAGGTTTAGCCACTGCTGAAGAAGACCTACGAACATTGTTAGATATCGCCCGTGTTCTTTTGAAACGAGGCGACTTATCCACAGAGGATTACGACGAACTCCAGGCAAGGATTACCGCTTGCGAGTCCCTTGGCTAGTTTCTTATATAAAAATAACCCCCCTCCCGTGACCCTTATGGGTTGCGAGAGGGGGGTTCTTTTTTTGTTTACGGCTTAAAACTATTTGTTTTGTCGTAGTCGTTCGCGGATAGTTTTCTCGCTGGTCTTGAAGATCACGGAAGCCTGAGCGATGGGGTTCTCAACTTTTAACTTTCTAAGGTCTCTTACGATCTGAGTAACAGTTAAATCCTTACTCGCTCTGCCCATGCCGACATCACGGCGGTTCCTTGGTGCGATTCCTCCCCACAGCCCATACTTGATGTGGTTGTTGAGGGCAAAATCTAAGCACTCAAGACGGACTGGACACTGGGCGCACATGACTCGCTGTGCCGAGTAGTTAGCCTTAGCGCCAATTTCCTCCTGAAAGAAGGCGTCGGTGTTGGCGCCTCGGCATGAGGCTTGATCTTGCCATTTCAGTTCTGTGTAAGTCAGTGATGGTAGTTCTACATGTCGCTTGTTGGATGGTATTTTGGGTTGCATTATTACTTTCCGTATTGGTCAAATATCTGCTGGTGGAGTTGCGCCCCGTATTGGATGTCACGAGCCTTTACGCCCTCGTAACAGGCTTCTCCTTCTTCTACTCGGGCATCATAAGAGCGTAACGCATTGATGTGCCGAATCCAATCTGAGGGGCGCTTTGCTGTGCGACCAATACCCAGCGTGGACTTCAGGTGCGTGTATGAGTCAAGGTTCTGAGCAATGAACGGGATACCACAGGCGCTGTATTCAAGACCTTTGATGTCTGACTTGGCTCGGTTGAATGGGATGTTATTCAGGGGCACGATGCCAACATCAAAGTTCAATCCGCTTGGGTAGTTGAGATGGTCGGTCAATGGGGTCGTTGAGACCTGATCGTCGTTGAGCCGTAAGGCTGACGCCATGGTAGACATGGACGGGTGAGCGCCATGGTGGTGGAGAGTTATCTTTTCTGAGTTAACAAATGGGGTTATAACTCCAGCAAGAGTCTCTAGGTCTCGGCTTCGGTGTGCCGTACTTCCTGCCCAACCAAATGTCGGCTTGGTTGACACAACATGTCGGTATTTGGGGAAGCGAGCCACATCAATGTAGTTGGGCACAAGGATGACTTTTGTACCCCGAGCAAGTTGTTTGATGCGGTCATAGAGGTATGGGGTGCTTACTGTAAGTAAGTCTGAGGCGCATAAGGTCGCCTTGTAATGGTTGATGTTAATTTCAGGACTGGTTTTAGGGTGTGTGGCGCGGAATGCTTGGTTGGTTTCAGACAACCCCCAATACCAGTCATCCACATCATTGATAATGATCTGACCCTGTTTTTGAGCAAGTTTGATACGGAGGTCAGCCCCCCTGTGCATGAGGCGTTGCATCCACACGGCATCCACATCGTGGACTGCTTCATCAGCGTCGCGTATCTGAAACGCCCCATGCTGGGGATCAAAAATTAGAGTACCGACATGGAAAGTGTGATCAGTAATGAGGGGTAGGTATTGACCCACCCGTGCCCATCCTGAGCCACCCCATCTTTCAGCACCATCGTCTACATGATCGGGGTGAACCCAGTCACCTGACGCTACTCCAATTTTCATTTTGTGCTCCTCTGTCCCACGGTGGGACAATCATAGATTATTTACACGAGTATGTTTTGTACCACGGGTCAAACCCACAGCCACGATTAGCCTCAAACCAAATATACATTTCCCATGCCCAAGCAAAGTTGTAGTACGGGTCGTTAACTACTTCCCAAGTTCCGTACTTTGTTTCAATCTCGTCAAGCCAAACTTGGTTAAGTTGAAGCGGTCCTCGGTCATGACCATTCCAGTTGGGGTGTCCCTCAATGATGTTTAGACAACGGGATTCCCTATGGGCGATTGTGAGTATTTCAGGGAGTAGTTCTTGAGGCCATCCAGCCTGTAGAGCAATGGGGGCGAGTTCCTCACACTTAGAGCCGAGAGGAACCAAGGTGGTTGTGGTGGTGGTTGGGGCAACCGTAGTGGTTGGTGGGGTTGTAGTAGTTGGTGGTGTCGTTATCACCACCGTTACTGGCAGAATTGGCGCCAGTGTCTCGGTGCTCTGTTCGGAAGCCGAACAGGCGGTGGTTACTGTCAGCAGTGTGGTTACTGCAATACTTACTTTATGGATTACTTTCAAGGTTTTACCCTCCTTAATAAGAAGACACATCGGAAGGGGTAGTCATGTGTCTTCGTCGGAGACGCAAGGTTTGCCTTGCGCCTTCCCACGATCTATTTCAAGTTGGGGAGCACCTTATATTTGAGTTCATCAATTTGGGTTGCTTCACCAATTCTTGGATAGACCGAGAGATCAATGTTTGGCTGGTATGTGTTGTTTGCGCCAGTGCACTTGATACATGCACACCCTTGACGATATCGGGTAATAGTCCCGTGTCCTCTCAAGGTCGTCTTGCGCCCGACATTCCTTTCTTGTGGAGTTAGTCCACCCCACATACCGAATTTTTCCTCGTTATTATTACTATAGTCTAAACAACTTGCCCATACTGGACAACGATTACAGACCTCACGCGCAACGGCATAGTAGTCATTGGGATTGGATGCTTCTAGTGGTGGGAACCACGCATCGTTCGCCAGCCCACGGCATAGCGAATCGCTCATCCAATCAGTTAATTCCACTTATTCCCCCGATAGTCGTTGTTGGTCATCCCATTGGTCACGAACAACGCGCTTGGCTGTAGGAGATGTAAACCAGTTCCATCCAAGGGTTTCGCGTATCCACTCGCCCTGTTCCTCACCAACCGCTTCCACGATGGTAGGCGCGATATCGCTCCACCATAATTTGAATGCACTCATGTGATCAAACTTTTCTTCAAACTCTTCAAACATCCCAGCGACCCTATCAAGGTAGACGGTGTCTGTCAATGATCTTCTACATTGATGATGTCCATTGCCATCTTGTCAAGGATGTCGTTGGGCACTGGGGCGGTCAATTCTCGGGATACTTCTCCAGCCTTGGCTCCAAAGATTCGGGACAGAGCGCCCGCAGAACCGCGCGCTTCAACTTCCATACGGATTACATCACGGGTATCAGAGATATCTTTAAACTTATTTACAAGGTTAAACATGCGATCAATCTCGCTACTGAGACCCGTATCCAGACCCTGACCTTCCATCTCTTCAGCGAACCTAGCGAACATGACGCGACTAACTTGCATCTCTAATAAGGCTCTAAGTGCTGATTGAAGTTGGTCTTTTGTGCGGATTTCAACGGGAAGTTTGAAGCCACATTCTGTGTGTTCTTTATATGCAGGACATTTTGAAGCCAAATAGCAATTATCACAACTTCGCAATAGGTGATTTGCGTACCGAATTACGGTCGTTTCCTCAGGGTCAATTTCGTATTGTTCTCCCTGCTCAGAACTGGTTTTGTTACCTAAGGAAGTAATCGTTTCTATGCCCATAACTGGTAGCAATACACGATCATTCTCGTGCCGCTTTTCAGGGGGGGTTATAGCAATACTTGTACCCCCAGGAACCCCAACTTCTCCACTTGATGTAGGGGGGGTTATAGCAATTATGTCACCGTTTTCATTGGTCATGGGTGTTGCCTCCGAGGGTCGTTTTGGTAGGTCATAGACCTTAGATTCCCATGCCTGCCATGACCTGATGGCAAGCATTGCTACCTCAGTAGTATCGTCTGCAATTACGAGTTCAGGGTTCAATCCGAGGCGCGCAATATCGGCGCGATGCTTCTTGCGAGCGGACTCTTTCTGCTGGGCTGGGTACCGCCGTAGACCATGACCATCCCACACTTGGGTCTCGCCATAGCGCAGGACGCTAGTCCATGAGCCAATGACCACAGTGTGCCAAGGGAGCGCCTCAATGGAATCGGGCTTACTGGTCAGACCGTAGAGGTGGGCACCCCAACGCTGGGACAGGGATCGGATTCGGGGTATGTTCTTACCATTAATCGCCTTGTCAGAAATAGCCACGCGACCATAACGCTGACATAAGAATGCCAATCTTTCTAGGTCTTCGCCGTCAGACCACACCGGAATGTATTTATCCCCAAGCCATGTCCCGTCATAATCGGGGCGCCCGATAACGGTGGTGATGTTGTGTTCGTGTTGGCGTAGGAAGTCGTCAAAGCGGTTGATGTCTTCGTCGTTCTCTGAAGTGTAGATCAGGGTCTCACCCGTGAAGACCTCAGATAGGACTAACTCCTTAGTCTTAGGGATTGGAAAGTGGGTTAGATTAACCCCAAACCGTATAACATCGGCTTTCTCAAGGATGCGACGGTGTGAGCCTTTCTCGGCTCCACCAAAGAATACCCTCATATGTCACCCCATGTCCTTTCAGACTTTTTGAGCGCCTGAGCGTCAAGTTCATCCACCACAGTATCCCATGCTCGGATGCTGTTGGGGGTATGGAACTCGGGGCGCATGAATTGGGGGACAGCCATCAGGAGGGCTGTGATGCCCTGCTTAACGGCATAGGCACAAGTCTCGGGGTCGGTATCTATATAGAAGTGTGGACGACCTAATGCTGAAGCAATCGTCCATACGGCTTCGGCTCTAGGTGTTGAACCATCGCGCACGAGGTCGGTCGTCTGATAGATAGCAGAGACCTTATAACCCTCTCGCTTAAGCCATGTCTTAACCATCTCAATGTCGTCGTCTGCATCAGCAACAAGATAAACACGACCCATGTACTTGTGGAAAAACGAGTCCCATAGGCGCCGACCTTCCATGCTTGGCTGACGCTGACCAAAGGTAGGTGCTTTGGTGGCTAACGCATCAAAGTGAAAGATGATCACGAATCATACATCCCTTTAGCGGTACGATTCTTGTGGGTCACAAACTCTTGCGCTGGGCAGTAATGGCAGAGATATTGGCGTTGAGTCTTTGGGATACCGATCTTGCGACCAATGGTCTTGCTGTCGTCTTCATAGTCAATGCACATGCCTGCTGGGCGGTTGTGGCGACTGAAGCACTTGAGAGCCTCTACCTTGAGGTCGTCACGCACCTCGCGCACTTCAATTTCATTCTTCATCAACTCTTTTTTGACTTGGGTCTCATCACCGAGTTTTTCCCATGTGGCTTGGTCACAACGGAGAATCATAGATTTATGAGCATCGGGGTCGGGGTTAGAAGCCTGACCTAAATGACGCTGACATAACTCAATGAGTTCCATGTCGTACTCAGCAGGACCTTCATAGTCCTTCATTCGGTACATGGTTCCACAAGACTGGCATGTCAAAAGACGGGGCATGTTGTTCTCCTTATTAGTTACAGATAGTTGAATCAGTTGTATTGCGCGGTTTGAACGACAGCCATTTTGATGTCGTTCATGTCGTACTGCGCCTGAAGCATCATGGCGCGTTCACGGACATCTTGCATTTCAACCTCGCCACCACGGTCGGGTGGAAGGCTTTTGAAGACGCCGTCATTGATGCCGTGTTGTAGGTCTTCGTTCATTGATCGTGAGGAGTTAACTGCCATAGCGGTTCCTTTTCGTTGAAGGTTTACGACCACCCGCGGATGAGGATGGTGTTTGACGACGCTCAGAGGGAATCGTCTTGGTTAAAGGCTTAGTCAGAGGCTTAGTCATAGGCTTAGTCATATCCCCTACATTACCCGATGATTGGTCTCCCGTGGTGTCCCCCTGGCCTAGCGAACGAGACATTGCCTCGGCAACGGCTGAGGCGACTGATTCACGGCTACGGCGAGCGGTCGTAGGACCGTCACCGCGACCTAAGGTGCGCGTTGTGGGGCGTGTTAATGGTTTAGTGAGTCTCCGACCAAGTTTGCTCTCAGCAGGCTGTTCTTGTGAGGTTCCACCTAATGGGCGCTTTACGGCTTGTCGTCGTGGTAGACCTGCTGGGGTGGGCGCCTCTGAATCAAACTTAGGAAATGGTGGAATTGGAGAACCATCACGCCTAGTTCTTGGTGCAGGCGCAGGCGTTGGGGATGGCTTTGGTGTTGGTGATGGCTTTGGTGCAGGCTTTGGTGCAGGCTTTGGTGCAGGCTTTGGTGCAGGCTTTGGTGCAGGCGCAGGCGTTGGTGCAGGCGTTGGTGCAGGCGCAGGCGTTGGGGATGGCTTTGGCTTTGGCTTTGGCTTTGGTTGGGGTTGGGGTTGGGGTTGGGGTTGGGGTTGGGGTTGGGGTTGGGGTTGGGGTTGGGGTTGGGGTTGGGGTTGGGGTTGGGGTTGGGGTTGGGGT